CTACAGGCTATTGTGGAGGGGGTGCGCAGAAACGTAGTTTCCCATCATCATAAGAAGGGTTTTCTGGCCGCTCGTGTCGGACGAAAGAAAGTCCACAATCTCATTGAAAAGTGAGCGCGAGCACTCGCGTTTCACACTGACCAGATAACCGCTGCCGAGCAGACTTTCCAGCTCACGGCGCACGGTGTGTTCGGGCATAAAATCCTCGTATTCCACATAGGCCAGCACGCCATGGCGTGTGACGGTAAACATAATGCTGTGTCTTATTCCCCCGAAATAGCCGTTTATTGCCTTTCTTGCTTCGCGCTTTTTCATAGGTAGCCTCCTTTCTGCATGATGATGCGTGAAAAGAACTCGTATCCCTCGCGTGTGATGTAAGGTGTGTAGTATTTCACTCCGGAACCGGTGGCGCTGGAGTGTGCGGCCAGTATCAGTCCGCGCTTTGTGCTTTCTTCGGAAGGAGCGTTGTAACATTCGGGTGTGGAAAGCAGCCATCCTTCACGGCGAAGGAAGTCGAAAAGGCGTGCCGTGCGTACCACTATCCCGTTTTCACGGCTCATGGTGCGGGCCATCTGCCGCACAAGCATGGCATCGCGGAAGCGGGTGCGTATTTCACTGACGGTGTAGCATGGGATGTCTTTTTTTGCGTAGAACGGATGTGTGGTAGTTTCGGGATTCTTGTTTACAGGCGTGACGGAACCGTTGTCGCCTGAAAGATAATTCTGTATCATCTGTTCAAGCCTTGATATGCGCTGCTCAAACTGGCTTTGTGCAGTTCCTGCCGACAAGGTTTCTTCACGTTCAAGACGGTATTTAAGGTAAGAAATACGGTCTTTCTTGTGCTGAAGCATGGAAATGGATTCGGAAAGCTCTTCTTCTATTTCTGTGAGGAGTCCGGAAAGATTGTCTACACTTCCATGAGTGTTTTCATTGCATGTGTAGTCGGTTTGCGTGGTTCCCGTGCTGACTGTTCCGTTCATCAGCAGTTCTTTAATACGGTCGTTGCACCAGATGGCAAATGCAGGACTTAGCCAGCGTGCAAATTCAAGGGCTACATCTTCGTGCATCCAGGTGCCTTTCCCTTTTTCGGTAGTACCTCCATTAATTGTTTTTACAAATTCACTGTCCGATTTTCGGATAGTGACTAATGTAGCTAAAAACTCTTTTGTTGAAGGAAGCTCTAACCATTTAGCCGGACGTTTCCCAAAAGGCTTTGCCATTTCAGTTGCATTAACCATTACACTACTTCCTTTCTGAAAGGAAATAGGACTTCCGTTGTACTGGAAGATTTGATTTGTGTAATTTTTGAGCATAACAATATATGTATAAAAAAGTGTTATCGCCTTTCCCGTTGCTCAACACATTACACAAATGCTGTATTCCCATTACAGGTTTACACGGGGGTACGATAACACCTAATATGTTAAAAGTGAGGTCACAAAAATAACCTGCACGATTTATGCAAGTTCACGACCTGCATTTGTGTATGTTGTATGTTGAGCATTGCAAATATACAACAAATATCACAAAAGCAAGCGGAAAGGGAGAAATAATCATTCCTCCCTTTTAATTTCTTGGCAAATGTAACAATTTTAATTTGATTATCACATTAAAATCGTACTTTTTCATTCTAAACTTTTATCATATCATTCCTTATGATTGTAAAAAGTCCATTCATCCTTACTTACATTATATGTATATGTCTTCTTTTCATTAAACATGTAAATCACATATTCGTTTGTACCATTAAAATAATGTATTGAAGCATAATCTTCTTTATCCCAATCATTATATAGATAAAAATATATATTTTTATCATCGCCTATATTATTATTTCTTTTTAAGCGTAAAATCTGCTCCTTAGTTAAATATTTATTTGTAAAAAATTTTACAGCTAAAGGCTTATCTACAGCTTTAATTACATTGACACTGTCTATACTGAAAAAATCACCTTGATGAATATTTTCTATAAAAAGAAATTTTTTAATTGGACTGTAAGTTGCATAACAATCTATTAATTTAGGATTTTCTATTTTTTTATCATAAAATTGTGCAAATGATATTCCTAAAGAATCCATTATGTCTATTAATAACAATGAATCTTTATCATGATAGCGTATATGCGTATAAATACTTCCTGAATATCCATCGCGCTCTAATACCTTAGAATGTATATTTTTGTTTGCGTTATTGTATTCTTTTCTATATTCATAAGGAACTATACAATCTGTAAGATAATCCGATGGTTGTTCAGAGTTTAAAACTTCATCTTTTAAAGTGGGAAGTATAAAGTACATTTCATAATCTTCTATATTGTAATATTTTGCAACCTTTTCTGCTATTCTCATTAATTCTTCTTTATCCCATCTTATATAGTTTATAAGATAAGCTTTTTTATTTTCAAAAATATTCCCATTCAGATCTTTTTCTTTTTCATTATTTAGTTTAACTAATTGTACTATCTTATTACCCTTGCTATCTGTAAGCGTATCATATTTCTTCTCACATGAAAAAAATATTAATGATATAAATAAAATTATATAGAAGTTTTTCATTTCTTTTTTTTCTTGTTTATAGCCTGTTATTATCATACTCAAAGTGCATCCGTTTCAGCACCGTTTCGCTCAGCGTGCCGTCTGCCATCTGTTCGTTACATTCTTCCGGAGAGAGGTTTATCCCTTTTCTTCGCATCCGGATGTAGATGGCCAGCATCTTGTTTTCCGTTTCAATGAGATCAATGAGTGAGGTGTCGTGAAGGTCTATGTCTTTCCAGCTTGTCCCGTAAACGGAAAGGTCGAGAGGAACGCTCATGCGTGCTTTGGGTCTATCGGGATTCTCCACCGTGGCCTTTCCCATCCTATATTCCCACTCCTGCGCCAAACGGTCCTGATACATGAGTTCAAGCTGCGATAATCTGTCAAAATCCATGCTCAGTTCCTCGGAAGAGAATATTCCTTCTTCGGTGCTGTCGGGTATCCCACCCCAGCGGATATAAAGATAATTTGCCTTGCATAATTCAAACGGTGTGTATTGGCAGAACAGTTTCCTGAGATAAAGAGAAACCGATGTGCTGACGGTTATTTCTATCTTTGCGCTGCCGGCCATGAAATCCATGTAAAACAAACTGGCTTTAAAATCAGGCTCTTCCATAAGGCTTCTTATCATCGCTGTTTCTTCACGTGCGATGTATCCGCATTTTACTCCGTCGGCTGTATAGGCTGCAATGGCGTTTCCGTCAAACTGGTTTTCGGGTTCGGGAATCAGTCTGACAGATTCTCTTCTGAACACCGTGTTTTCGAACTCTTCATATTGTTTTTCGTCCAGACAGTGTTTTATCCCGGTTATACGGCTCTGATAGTGTACGGTCTGAGGTACTGATGGTGAAGGCTCATACGTGAGTTGTGGAGATAAAGGCTCCGCTGGTATTTTTCTTGTATCCATAACTGTTAAGTTTAAAGTTCACAGCGAAAATAACTTTATTTTTCATTTTTGACAAATAAATACAAAAAATCCCCTTCGCAAAACCATGCGGAGGGGACGGGAAACGTCAGGCTTCGTATTCAGACATCACAGCGCAGAGCTCAAGCTGGCTCATGAATAGGCCGTAACGCTGCTGTATTTCCTGGAATAGCCGCTCGGAACAGTTTCGCTTGATACTGAGAAGAACGTTGGTGCCCAATAATCGTCGAAGGGCTTCCGTTACATGGTGTTCGTTTAGATAATCTTCGTATTCAATGTAAATTAATGTATTGCCATGAACGATGAATGTGCGGATGCTGTGTGGTACGCTTTCAAAGTACAAGTCAATCACATGCTTGTACGTTTTAGTTTGAGGTTTCATTTTTATCCTCCTTTTTTGTTTTAAATAGTTGGTTTATTCGTGTTATTCCTTCGTGCGTATAAAGGCAGAGCGGCTGCATTTGCAAATTTATCAAATTTAAACAGATGTGCCCGACTTCGCAGCCGGGCACATCTGTCAATGCTTAAAAGCATACATTCCTGAAAACTCACTTCTTACCTTGTTCGAAAACATCGTAAACCACGGTGCCCGACTGGCAGAATCCTACCAGCCACGGTATGTATTCCACCCGGGGCTCGTCGTAAAACTCTTCATTCTCCAGGTCGAAGCGTATCTCACGGCGGAAGTTCACGCAGAAGTTGATGCGCTCTTCCGGCTGAAGCATGGGAAGGTCCATATATCCGCGATGATAGTTGATGAAAGCGCGGAGGGTGTCGAAGAATGCGGCATACTTCCGGTCGTCGTCCTTGTAGAGCAGATGCACGGAGAGGTCGAGGGCCACGTAACACTCTTTCACGTCAATCCCAATCAGTTTCTCACGTATCATTTTATCTATGGTGTCAAACCGTGACAGGTATATGGCTGCGGCATTTTTCTTCTTCCTGCTGAAAAGTACCTTGATAAGTCTGCGCATTTTCATGGCTGTAATATATTAAAATTGTTGCATTACACGCAAAAATAGCTAAAATTCGGTGGAAAATATAAAATCAATGACAATTATAAATTATTTTTCCTTATATTTGCATTGTGTTTTAAAACTCTCACTTCACCCCTGTCCGTCTTTCCCTGAAGCGGGCGGGGGTCATCGTTTCTATCATGGCTATTCTTCTTCGCCACATTCATCTTCTTCATCGTCGCCATCGTCTGCCGGACGATCCATCATGCGGCGGGCAATGATGGCTTTCATGCTCACCAGTCCGGTGCGAACCTCGGCTTCCTTGTCGTGCGTTTCTTCAGCGGAGCAGATTTCCTCGTCCACCTGCCAGCGCACGCAGAACAGGGCGGGATGTCCGTCGTAGGCCGTCTGCATGGCGAAGCCCCGGCGCTCCAGTTCCACCAGATACGGAGGAAGCGGGTCGGGCATCTTCGGGATGGGCCATGCCTGGAAGTATTCACGGATACGGCGCACGGTAAACACTTCGTCGGCATACTCCTCCCGCTCCACCGGTTTGTAGGTGTCGGTAAAGGCATCCACCAGTTGCATCAGCGCTTTGGGTGGCTGCAAGGCCGGGTCCTGATATTTCAGCTTCTTCTTACTCATTACTCATTCTTCATTATTCATTATTAATTATTCATTATTCATTAAGAAGTCATCGGCATACCCACACCTATCATGCGGCCCGATCCGTAATAGCGCACACCGATAACCAGCGTGTCGAATGCGTCGCTCAGGTCGGTACGTGTACTCAATTCTGCCTCGATGTCGTCCACTTCCTTCGATACGCGGTTCTTTTCCTGGCTCTTGTCTTTCTCAAAACCGTTACGCCCTTCCTTCACACGTGCGTTCTCCATGGAGGCAATGAGATACTCGTTGTTCTCCTTGTTGATGCGAAGAAACGGGCGCTGCGTTCCGGCAAAACAGCCGTTCAGGAACTCGTACTTCTTGTTGTGGCTCATGGGCCGTCCCATGGATATTTCGGTGACGTTCCATCCGTGACTGCGAAGCACTTTCTTTACAATGTTGTAGAAACGGGTTTCTTCGTGGCGCTCGCTGGCGTAGGCGGCTCCCTGCTTGGCGGTGTCGTCGTAGTAGAAAATCACGTCGCGGCAGGTCAGGCGGTGCGGCTCGTAATACTTGCAGAACATCTTGCAAAGTCCCTCGATACGGGTGTTCTTTACGTTGGTCATGCTGTTGAGTATGCGCAGCACGCCGGTGTTGCTCCGGCTGTCGGTCTGCCCTATCACCAGACAGTTGATGTGGGCGTTGTAGTCGAATGCGATACGCAGCGGTTCGCCGGGCTTTATGTCTGTGTCCAGGCAGCAGTCCTGTGCCTTGGAAAGCTCGTTCAGGTCGATGCTTTCCGACTCCACACGCAGGGTACGCCCTCCGTTGTATATCTGCGTAATGGTGCGTTTCTTATATTTCTGTGCGGCTTCCAGCTGCTCTTCGTCGTTACTGAGGTAACAGTGCACGTCGGGGTCGAAGTTGGCATAATATCCGTCGTTGATTTCTTCCTTCTCGACGTTACGGATGGAGATGTCGAACATGGTGGGGGTAAGTTCCTTCTGCATGGTGCGGATGAACTGTTCGCCCAGAATGTCGATGTTTTCTATGCTGGAAAAGGAGAAGTAGATGCTGGCCTGGCAGCGCAGCTTGTTCAGCTCACGCTGGTATTTGGGGGACTGCACGATTTCCGGGCAGATCTGTGCCTCACGTATCATCTCCGCAATCTTCCGGTTTATTTCCGGTGTCTGCTCGTCGCGTCGCTTGCGAAGCCATGCCTGCCGCTTGGTGAGCGGTGCATCGCTTACAAAGAATATACTCTTGTAGTACGGATTCAGGTTTTCATCGAATCCGGGATGATTGGTGTTGATACCTCGAAGCGTGGGAAGAATTTCGGCCTTAATCAGTCCTTCAGGCATAAAACGGCACTCGTCGCCGATGATGGAGCACGAGTCCATACCGTTGGCGGCAGCCTTCACTCCGGTAGAAATCATGTAGTACACGAATCCGTTCCAGAAGTGGATGCAGTTTTCCCATACCTTCGGCTTTACGATGGGTTCCTTGAAATTGCATTTGGCCGGAGCGTGTCCACGAAAGAAATGGACTCCCTCCTTCAGTCCGGTCATTCGCTCCAGCGAGTAAAGCGTTTTAGGTACGGTCTTTGTAAATAGCTGCTTGATACTGTTACCCAGGAAAAGTCCGGTTCCGCGCGGCATGGACTGGATGCAACCGGCCATTTCGGGCGTAATCAGTCCGTCGGTCTTACCTGTACCACGGCCTGCTTCTACGGTGGTATTCCGGCAGCGGTAGTTGTACACCGCACGCTGGGCCGGATTCATGTAGATGTAGTTGGCAGCAGTTTCCTGCTCCTCCGCTTCCGGCACGCCCGACAATGCCGAGGCGTGACGCTGTGCCCGTCGGAGTGATTCCTCGCGGGCGGATTCATAGTCGTTTCGTCGTGCCATGGTTTATTCCTCCTCTTCCGGTTGTGTAAAACCGTCCCGGTTTACTTCATCGTACTCCTCGTCCGGAGCGTTTTGTTCCTCGCTTACATATACGCCGTCTTCGTCTTCCACCATTTCCTGCCACTGGTCGAGCTTCACGCCGTATTTCTTTCTCAGGCGGCGCATTTCCTCGCTGTCGTGACCGGTTTTGTTCGGGAATTTCTTCTTTACATCCGATGTAATGACTACCGGCATGCGTATCAGTTCATCGCCCAGTTCCTCGGGTGTTTCCGGCTGATCCAGACGGTCAATCTTGGTGAGCAGGCTGGCACCGTTGTACACCGCTTTCATGTCGCCCGTATCGGCTCCGTTGCGCATCATCAGGTCGGCTGCGTGGCGCACCTTCATCGAGGAAATGTTTCGTTGTCCCTTGGCGTAGAACGACGAAATGAAGTCTATCACCTTCAGGTCGCCTCCCAACTGGCTGTACGTGCGTTTCCACCGGTTGATGATGTACTGGCGCAGATTCATGAACGGGTCTTCCTCAAAGCGCTTGTACGCATCCAGGCAGACTTCCACCCGTTTTTTCTGCTCGTCGGTAAAGGCCATGTTCTGCCACGGCACACCCGTCTCAAAGTGCTTCCGCAGCAGGTCGTAGAATCGTTGTGCTATTTCGCTTGCCATAATTGTGATTGTGTTTCTTTCAAGTGATTGATCACTCTCTCATATCCTATTTTAAAGTAATTGTCGTCTTTTTCTATACAGATACAACTTCTGCCAGTATTGATGGCTGCAATGGCTGTGGTCATGCTTCCGGCTGTATTATCTAATATCAAATCTCCTTCATTAGAATAGGTCTTTATCAGATATTCAATTAATGGAACAGGTTTCTGGGTGGGATGAATATTTTTATTATTTACATTAGAAAATTCAAGCACTGATTTCGGATAAAATAGTCCGTTATTCCCTTCGTGAACATAATCTTTTTTCTCTCCTGTTTTCCCAAGAACACCTTTACTTCTATCCGTATTACATCTTTGAATTTTTCTACCGGTAAAAAGTCCGTCTGTTCTCATCTGAGGATTATATGTAGGTTGTTTTTTATAAAAAATAATTATATCCTCAGTCCAATTCATAAATTGCTTTTTTGCATTCATTACATTGGTAGGTCTTGTTTTTAGCCATGTAAGCTTCTGTCTGTAATTTTTTAAATTACTTAATATAAGATTTGATGTAAATGGTTCTCTCCCAAATAATATGACCGCTCCATTTGTTTTTACTTTATAGTTATATAAATTCCATAAATCCTCAAGTGGTATTATTTTATCCCACTTGCATGATGTTATTTGATATGGCAAATCACAAACTACACAATCCACGCTACCATCAGGAATATGTTTCATTTCTTCCAGACAATCTCCATGTATCAGCTTTATACCACTTCCTAAATCCATTGTACATATATTATTTTTCAAAACATGTTTATGCTTGTTTGGTCACGAAACAATTTTCATGACCAAACAAAGTGCTATTTCATAATGCTTTTCGTATGCTCCTTCATCCGCAACATCTCCGCCACATTCTCATACTCTTCCGGAGAAGTGGTAAGCGTGAACATCTGCATGGCGTTGCTACGCTGGGTGTTCAAACTTCCCTGGATAACCAGGCTGTGCGATTTGCTCTTCACCGTGACGCAGCGGAAACCCACATTGTCCTCACACACCACCAGGCGGCCCGACTTGATAAAATCGCCCAACTGCGTGCGAATCTCCTGACGCTGGTTGAAGGTGGCTCCTGTGGATGCAGGCTGCGCTACCAGTATCATTTTGCTGACATCAGCAAAATGGTTCGACGGATTGGTGGGATCGGGCTTCACACGCGAAAGAATACGACGGATGGTTTGAATGAGCTTTACATCGAGCCGCACCATGACAATGCCCATTTCACCTCCGGAACAGTAGCCGGACAGGGTACCCAGCAGATCGCACATGTCCCAGTCAGAAAAACTGAAGAAGTTGGCAGCCGTGTGCTTTTTGCTGCACTCGTCAATCATTCCTTCCAGCTGCTTGTGGTAGCAGCAGGGTTCAATTATTCTCATAACGCACCTCCTTTCATCTGACCTTCGGTTACACTTTCAGTAGGATCTACTTTCTTGCGTGCGGTTTCTGTAGTTTTTTTCGGTTCTTCCACCGTTTCTGTACGGTTTTCCGTTGTTTCGGCACGCTTCTCCTCAATTTCGGTACGTTTTTCGGTATTTTCGGATCGTTTTTCTGCTTTTCCTTCCGATACCTTTGGCTCCTGATTTTCGGTGTCAGCAGGCTTTGTCTCTGCCTGTACGGATACAACCGGAGCGTTTACACCGGGAATGGATATGCCTGCTGCAGTAGCTACTTCTGCCGTTTTCTTAGGCAGGTTTTCGCCCCATTCCATCAGCTCCTCTATACGAAGGCGAAGCTGTTCCTTGTACTCCTCGGTAATCTTCACGTCGCTGCGGTTGATGTATTTCTTGTTTCCCTCCACGCGGGCCTTGCGGCATACTTCCTGCTGGCGTACATCCTTCATGGCCTCTATCTCGGCACGGGTAAAGTCGCCAGGACGTTTCATGCTGTCGGCTGTGGAAGTTTCCTGCTCGGTGTAGGTACCGTTCAGTGCTGCATCCACATTGGTCCAGAACGCGCGGATTTTCTGCTCGGATGCGATGGCTTTCTTGGCCATGTCCGCGCGTGCTTCGTCGCTTACGTTGGGATTTTCGGCCATTACTTCCAGCGTGCCGCGATACTCGGCCAGTTCCAGGTACATGACGGAAAGTTCTTTTTCTCCCTTGTCGCGGAGAGATTTTGGCAGCTTGTCTTTATAGAGGGCAAATTCTTTCGGTCTGCGGCCGTCCACTTCCTGCTCTTCGTACTGGCGTGCGGTCATGTTTCCTTCTTCATCGGGCGCACCATCATCCGGAACAATCGCTTTGTAACGAACGGTTCCAACCGGACCGCGAGTGGCTTTCTTGGCCAGTCCGGATTTCTTCCGTACTTCCTGCAGGAACAGGTTCATCTTGTTGAGTGCACGGCGGGCTTCATAGCGCTGTACGTCGCGAAGAAAGTCTTTTGCTCGCACAATGGCCGACACCAGACGGCATCCTTCGTCGAAATCCTTCACAGGCACCTTCATCCAGCATTCGGCCAGCGCCAGCAGTTCCGGAAAAGTTTCGTCCGTCCATCGTTTCACACGGTCCAGATAGTCTTTCTTTTCTTCTTCATTCATGATTCTGTAGTCTTTTAAGTATTCTTTTTCTGTAATCATAACCTTTGTTTTTCAATTACTTTACCCCAAAAGTAGGGAAAACCAATATGTCGTTGAAGGACATAAAAAAGTCCGGCACCGATTAGCAAGTGCCGGACTTTCATCCACATTTTCGTTTGTTAGAATATGCAAATCAAACGGGTTATCCGCCTGCTCCCGGAGATACTTCGGATTTGACGGTCAGTGTTCCGTCCCATGAAGTCAGTGCAAACGGACACGGGTTACAAGTAACGGTTACGGTGTGTCCCATGTCTGAATCTGGTGTGGTACCTGTATCATAGTTGTTTGCAAGCTCTGTTCCGAATTGAGGGTCGTAGACTACAAAATAACCTCCTGCGGGGTTTTCTACAAAGAAAATCGCGTCTCCCTTGTTCTTGAGAACACGGAATACCTGTGCCGCGTTCTGTACGTCCTTATCAACTGTAAACATCAGCTGTACGTTGTAGCCTCTGGCACCGTCGTTTGCGGTAGCTGTAATCTGTACAGTCTGTTTCTTGCATCGGATTTTATAGGCTCCCTTTCCTTCATCGAAAGTAAAAGCAGAGCTTGAGAAAGCTGCCTTTCCTGTTTCGTCGTATTCAGGCTTTGCAGTCAAATCTTCTGGTAAAGCTACATAGACAGTGTTACCTAGTCCGGCATACTGTTCCGAGCATCCAGCTGATGCCTGAGCAATATCCATTAAGTTGCATGATAATTCTGCCATAATTGTCTGGTTTTAAAAGTTTGTGTTTGTGTTGTGAAGGCTGCCAAACTTGGCAGCCTGTTTTATCTCAGCTAGCAGGTTATTATTCGCCTTCCGGTTCGAAGATGGCCTGAAGGTAGGTCGGGTATCCGTTGTAAACGATGTCACGCGGAGAGATTGTTGCACCGTCGCTCCATGCCTTGAACCTGTATCCAGATTCAGCAGCAGGAGTCAGTTTCACGGTTTCGTCCTTCGTATATACATCCTTTTGCGGAGACAGCGTTACTTTACCCCATTCTTCGTTGTTTGAAGTAACGGTCAGGGTATTCTTTTGGTAGTCACCGTTCAGCTGTTCAATCTGTTCGATAGTACCGTCGCTCACACAGAACTTGGATGGTGCGATGTCCAGAATACGTGCGCCTACGGTAGACTGTACCTGGAAAATCAGCACGTTCAAGTCGTTCGGGTCGTGACTCATCATCACCGAGTTCCAGTCGCTTGCACGGTCAAGACCGAACTGCAGGTTTTCAGGGAGAGTTGCAATCATACGATTACCCTTACCAATAATACCGTCGGTTGCAATCTTGATGTTTTCCATTCCCACGAATGAGAATCCTTCACCGCCTGCACTTGTAGTCTGCAATCCGGTAAACTTACGCATGTAGCTGTGGGTAATGAGTCGCTTCTGCTTCGGCGACATGTAAACGATTACTTCCTGAGCGTTACGCAACAGCGGATGCCATCCTTCCACCCATTCTACAAATGCGTCGAAGTATTCTCCATCCTGAGTTTCAGGACCTTCGTTAATCGGGTCGCAAGCCACAAGGTTTCCTTCCTTGGAAGAAATCTTACCCTGATTAATAAGGTTGTTAATGATAGTCCAGTAACCGTTGTACAGACTGAGCGGGTCGTCTTCTCCCAATTCAATGTTACCGAAGAAAAGGTTGCTCAGGTTATCGCCGGCAAACTGCTTACCAATCTGACGAAGGATAAATTCTGTGACCGGTGCATTGTAGGTTCCGTTTGAACCCAGGATGCTGAACGGCTGTTTTTCGCGGAAGTTCTGAAGGTTTTCGTAGTAACGTGACCAAATCTGGTTCATCACCAGTTTGCTTTCGTCCATGAAACCAAGGGTTGACTTCAGTGTAGAACCTTCCTTGTAACGGCGGGCTTCACCACCCTTACGACGGAAAATGATTTGAGTCTGTGCGTATTCAATATCTTCGATAACCTTGATGCGAAGTTTGTTGAACACTGCCATGTTATCGAGAACCGGGCTTTCGATGATGTCCGGAGCAAGAATGTCTTTTACATGCGATACATTCTTTTCACTGAGTGCGTATAACTTTGTAGCCATATTGTTTGTGTCTGGTTTAGTTTTTGTGTCGTGTTCTTATCTCTTATCGTGCTTTGCTGATTTCAGCATCACGCTTGCGACGGGCTTCTGCTTTTTCGGCCCAGCTCATGTTTTCACCGCATACGCTCTGTACATGGAACTGTCCGCTTTCCTGACCTCCGTTGTTGTCTTTCGGCGGGTCCTGCGGAGTAGGTTCCAGCTGTGCCGTTTCGCTCAGCTCCTTGATTTCCGCATCCTTCTGTTCGATGCTCTTCTGAGCTTCATTCAGCTTCGCTGTCAGGTCTTCCGATTCCTTCTTATGAGCGTCCTTCAATGAAGAAACCTCTTTTTCGTGTTCCGCTTTCAGGTTGGCCAGTGCTTCCGCATGGTCTTTCTTCATCTGTTCGATGGTTGCGTTAAGCTGTTCTACTTCCGTGAGTTTTGCAGCCAGCGTAGATTCCGTCTGTTTAGCTTTCATGACGAACGCTTCTACATTGTCCGCCATGGTTTCCACCATGTAGAAACCGCCGTTTTCTTCGACTACCAGGGAGTTTACCTTTGCAGCCGACTGAATAAATGGATAGCTTTTTGCCATAGTTGCTTGTTTTTGAGTTTGTGATTCTGTTTTATCTGATGCCGGCTGCTCCACAGAAGCCTGTTCCTGTGTTCCCGGCTGCTTTTCTTCCTTGATTCCTGCCGATTTTCTGTCTTCGCGTGAGGCTCCGGACGAATTTCCTTTCTGACTCTGACTCACTCCGGCCAGCTGCTGCACGCGGTTCACGCAGAACTTGAAGTCGCCCTGACCGTCGACCATGGTACCCACCACCTCGCCGGCCTCGAAGGTTTTTCCGGTCAACTGGTCGTCGGTCATTCTGGGACGTCGCTCGCGTACCATCTGCTGAAAATCCGCACAAAGCTTGTTCAGCTCTTCCTTGATACCTTCGTAGTTTCCTTCGGCCGCGTCGCGGTATTCCTTGTTCTTGTAGGGAGATCCGTCGGCGTAAATCTCGGCGTACCGTTCCTGCGTCACGGTGTTCACATCGCCGTCCTTGTTAGTGAGCATCGCGCACATGGTACCGATACATCCCACCGTGTCGTGCGGATTGGTGAAATACACTTCGTCGCACAGGGCCATCAGCGCATAACCGGCACTGCAGGCCATCCCGTCGATGTGACCCACAATCTTCTTTCCTTTTGAGCGGGCGTAGTTGAGGGCCATCTCATAATCGTACTTCGCCATGCTGCTACCGCCCGGGCTGTCCATCTCGATAATAAATCCGATGGTATGCGCATCGTCAGAAGCACGCATGATGATGTCCTTGTGTTCCTTGCTTCCGTAGGAACACAGGTCGCTATTACGAAGAATGGGTCCCTGTACGTCGATAACCGAAATGATGCGGTCGTCTTCTTCCAAATCGTACCAGTAGGTTATGCGGTCGTAATTACCCACGTAGGTTTTCTCCGTAAACCCGTCGCGCGAAGAAAGGAAGTAAGGTCGGTCGGTCCGCTCGTCCGGCTTCTCGTAAGGACGGTGTGAGGCCATGTTGTCAAGAATCGTTCTCCGGTAAGCATGCAGAGACTCCGGGTAAAAGTCCCAGAATCGCGTAGACATGATTTCGTGAAATGCTCTTGTTGCCATTTTCGTTTGATAATTAATTGATTACATCACGAAATTACGCACGCGAAATGCGGTAATGAAGGACACAAAAAATGACTAAATGCGTGAATTACAGAAATATGCGGATGCTCAAGCGGATTTTATCTGCAAATAAAAACCTGCTAAGAATGAGCATGTTGTAAAACACACGGAGTTTGTGCGAAAAAAAGAAATTTGCGGCGGACGCAAAGAAATTGAAGAATGCCACAAAGAAGATAATGAAGATTTACCTGCAGGACGAAAGAAAAACGCGCACAAAAAGAAAGGCCCAAAGAAAAAATGCCGCCCAACACACGTATGCAGGAACGGCATTCCAACGGAAAGAAAAAAGCAATATATATAATAAGGTGTAGCTGTCAGACCACACGCTGTGCGCCGGTCACGTTGCGGATGGTGAGTGTGCACGAAATTACGCCGTCGCCTTCCTCATACTGAAATTCATAACCGTCGCTCACGGCACGCACAAACATTTCACCGTCGCCAAATGTTCTTACAATCAAATGGTTAGTGCTGTTTTTCAGCGTTTCAAGCTGTAAATAGGTTTCCTGCGTTACCCTCTCTACCTCCCAACTCACCGTCACTTCGTAAGAATCGCCGGCCACGCTGGTTTCCGCGCTCTCCTTCAGGCTCCCTGATTTCGGTTTCATCTGAATGGAAATCTTACGGTCGCCCGACACAGAAAAATCAGGTTTGTCACTTTTCTTCTCAATATTGAACGGGCGGGAAAACGTAACCGCGTCGTCCGGATAAGCTTCAATGCTGCCTATCAACTCGTAATAATTCTCGCTGCAATTCATGATTTATGTGTTGTTTTTTGTTTAAAAATAGCGGAGGACAAACAGGAGGACAAAATCCCTTGTTTTTTAACTATTATTTCGGGTTATTCATGTATTAATTTCTGTTTATGTATAGGTGAGTGCGGTATCATTTAAGCTTTCAAGCCATTCTCTCTTTTTTTCAATGTCGGAATGAATACGGTTTATCATCCGATTGTAATACCTGATCATGTTCTCATAGTACTGCATCGGTATATCCATGGCCACCATAAAATCGGATATAGCATTTTCTCGTGTGGTACGCAATCCCTGGATTCGTGCAGAAGTGAAACATTCGTCTACAAACTTCATACATTCCATCCAGAACTCACGCTTCACCAGTTTGTTGAACTCTACAAACCCGGTATTGCTTAGCTGCCAGTTATCTGAAGTCTTCACAATCAATCCACTCTTAAACACTCTTTCGGGTATCTGTACGGCAATATATTCCTGTTTTTCAGCGGTGTCCATTACACAAATACCACTTCTTTCAAATAAATCCGATGTGCCGTTATAGTTGAACATACGTTGTGAGCATGATCTTGGACTTATCCTTACCATACTGTAATTATTCACCAAATACTGCTCCATACACGTGTAAATAGGGCTCATAAATGGAATAATCAATACATCTTTACCATATCTGCTTTCCATGTATTTGCGGAGGTATATGCTAAGCTTGACATACATTACCGGAGGTGCAGATACATTCTTTTTTGTGCTGTGGCTTTTCATAAATATACGTAAATCAATTAATCAACAGCAAGTTACGGACGATTCAACACCAATCGGAATTTCATTCAACAAAAAAAGGTTAAGCGACTGGGGCCTTATTTTGCGTGTTTTTCACGATTTTGCAAAGCTGTGCAATTTTATTGCAAAATACTTATCAATACTTATTTATTTAATTATCAATCATTTATAGTGTATAATAAATAATAAATAAAGAGTTATTGCCGATTGTTCATTAATTTTGAATTGAAGAAAACGTATTTTTTCGGTAAAGAACAGATTTCAGGCTGTCCGGCTTTTTCTCTTATGTCCATTGCGTAGCTCTCTTTGTTACACGATGAAGTTGGATATAAAGGAAGTAGAACGAAAGGGGAAAGGCGAGCTTTGTCGTCCCGCGTTCCGCAGGCCGACCTTTCCCTCTTTTCGTTCTTTCAGGTTTCCCTTCGGATTCCTTCCCCATTCGGGCGCTCACAGGAAGAAATGATTCGACTGATGTACACCCTTCTCTACCCTACGAAAAATTTTTATTTTAAAGATTTTGTAAACTCGTTTTTCGTGAAAAATCGGCAAAATATCAAAAAGTACAATACTTTTAATTGATTATCAGATAGTTATTCATTGCAAAAATTTCGCCAACGCTTCGCAAGCTTTGCAAAATTGCTTACAAATGATACTTAACTGACTGATTATCAAATTGCAAAATGTTTTGCAAAGGGTGTGTAAAACTTGTGATATTTGATACTGAATTGATTTTCTAAGCGATTTTCTCTTTGTGTCGGAACGATTTTTCTGAAAGTCTCGTGCCTACGCCACTCAAATGGCGTAACTACGCGACAAAAGTGTCTATTAAGCGCGGCCGAAGTGGCGATACTACGCCAGTTTGGAATTTATGTGACGAAATACGGCTTTTGTTGACAGAAAAAAGGCGTAAAAGTGCGATTACATACACTTCTACGCCTCCTTAAAAATGAATCAGAAAGTGATTAATTGAAACCTCCTCCTCCCTGGTCCTCTCCTTCCTCACCCGGCTCGGTTGTTCCTGGTGTGCTGTTTCCTTCTTCATACATCCTGTTGAGCGACATCTTGTCTATCTGTGCCTTGAAATCCTTACTCGGCTGGAACAGCACTCTTTTACGGATAATCTTTTCTTCTCCGCTTACCTCGGAACTCTTACAGGTAATGGCTGGCTTCAGGTATCCCATGTTTCCCAGGCTTACACCATGACCTTCGAGCATCCAGGTACAAGCCGATTCCACCATGGTCTCTACCACGGCGCGGCAGGTTGCCTTACTGATTCCGGAACGGAGGGAAATCTGTTCGATTACTTTTTCAAAACTTACGGTTCCACCACGGACCGCTTCGGCCACATACTTTTCTGTGCCACCCTTGTCAAATCCAAAGGTCTTCTTTACGACCTTATAGTTCAAACCTCCCATAGCTGTATTTGTATTTAAAAATTCGACGGATAGAAGCGCTTCGTGCGATTCCACCCGTCGATAAATCTAATTTTGCAACCCCACGTTTATGAAGGACTAAAAATCATCCTTCTTTCGTGTCTTCTTTCTTCTGGTTATGTTCTTTGTTCAGGAAGTCTTCATAGAGCTTTTTCTCCGCTTCCTCCATGCGATGCTTCATCTCCTTCAATACGGTAGCTTGTACCAGCTGACGGTTTCTCTTTACTAACTCAGCCATTTCGTATTTTTCTTCTTTTACAAACTGTTCGATTAGCCTGTTCTGCACGTCGATGTAAACGAAGTCAATGGTGTGAGAGCTGTATTTTATGTAGTCGTCAATTTTGAGAACGGCGTGCTCCAGGTTGTCTATTTTCTTCTCGTTTCGGGTCATCCATCGCGAGATTGCCCGGTAGATCAGGAATAGCGCGGTGGAGTTTATGCAAACAAAAACGATGCTGATTATTAAGTCTGCGGTATTCATAATTAAAATTTGTTGTTCCCGTGCATGCGTGGACGGGTGCGGTTATACTTCATTTTTTGTTCGATGTGCCAGAGGAGGTCGAATCCTTTGATTTTGGACATAATAAACACTTCTTGTAATATGTTTACAAAGAATTGAAGAGTGGTAATATGACACACATTATACGATGCGATAAATCTTGTCAGATTGTAGCACCACTCTGTAAAAGTATCCTGGCTTTTATCTTTGTATGTCTCTTCCTTTATCTCAAGCGGGAATTTTCCCCCTAAGAAACTAACTCCCAGCAAACCTGCCAGGTCAAGCATACGGATGCAGACATCGGAAAGTTCATCTTCCACACTATCTTTTATATACGCTTCAAAATCTTCCTGAAATCTTCTGACTCGGGTTTCTTCGCTAAATGGGATATTGTTTCCTTGCCATTCATTAAACTTTGCCACATCGGACCGTTTACCTTTTCTTTCGGCCTGCACAGCTTCCATCAGCTCGCTAATGACCAGGCAAAGGAAATGCTCGTCGCTCAAATCCTCGTCGTGCCAGCCGTGTTCTACGGCGTTCTGGTAGGCTTCATCTCTCAGTTTGTTCAGGTTTATCTCTTCAATTGTTTCCATCTATTACGTCTCCTTTCTTTAGTTTTCTTGCTTCTTTTTCATTTCTATAATACAGCGTGATAACACATGGCCGGCCATTCTTTTCGGCCACAACCTGCACCTCGTATTTATTGGTGCGTGCCCGGTAAAGTACGCTCACTATTCGCTTGATTGTGGTTGGCATAGGCTATTCTTCCTTTTGCAGTTTCTTCATCTCTTTTCTTATCTTTATACGTTTAATTATCTGATACCATTTCGTACTTCGTTCATTTATAATTAAGTTATATTTATTAAGTAAACGGTTTTCTCTCTCAATAGAAAACTTTAACTTGTTATTGAGATTTCTCACTTCATTTTTTGACTCCTCCAAGTTATGCTCAAGAGCGCATATTCTACCCTGATAATATTCTACCATTGATGATATATTCCCAAATTCCCTTGCTAGATAACCTACATAATCTTTATTAGGACCTATAAGATTTTCATAAGGCTTTTCAGCATCCTTCTTAATTTCTTCTTTTTCCTGCTCTCTAAATATTTTCAGGTTTGCCAACTCTTGTAACATCTGATTGTACTTTGAAAGCGGTATAGTTACTAATTCTGTTTCTCATTCCATAATCTTTAGTCTTTAGATTTCCAATCATTGCATAAATAATGGCTGTATGCCGTGTCAGAATAGAGTCTGCATTCACCCGCGTCTGAATCCTCCGATGGAAGGTAATGAAGGCACGTGAGGCATTCTCTTTCTTCCTTTTTGTAGTCCTTGCACCCGGGAAGGAAGAAACCTGTATCTTCCCCATTGTATCCATTCCCTACCCTGAACCTGAGAGGACGGACAAACTCGCAAAGCTGATTGTTTGGCTTTTGCTTCTCCCCTTCTTTCAGCGGGCGGAAATGGATGCAGTCGTCGCAGAAATTCACGGTGCGGAGCTTTTCTTCCCTCGCAATGGGTTTCTTCCGGTTGAGCCAGTTGCTTGTGTCGTTCAACGGGCAGGCTCCGCAGTAGTAATCGTCTTTGTAGTAAAGACAATATCCTTCGCAGAACACTCCTTTGATTTCCTTCAGCAGACTGGCCTTTATCTTTTCGACGTTCGCATTTGGCATGATTCTATCAGGTATTTGTCTATTTCAAACCGGAGATAAAAGAATACGGTCCATTCCGAATGTTCTATATGCTCGGCGTATTTTACATCCTGGAATCCTTTTATCTTCAGGTATCTTTTGAATATCTTGAATCCAGCTGACATTTCCTTGTATTCTATATTATAGTCATCTGGCCTCCATGGTGCGCACTGACTGAGTAACATCTCCCTATCTTCTTTGGGATATTTCTTTATCTCTCTTATGGCTCCTTCCAGCAGGCGTTTTGCCACGATGTTGGTCTTTTTAATGTGGTTGAATTTGAAATCTTCTGGTATGAATATCATGGATCTTCCTCCTTTTTGCTGAAATGTTCAATTAGTTCTTGGACGGTGGCTTTGTGGCAATACATGGGTTCTATTTGTGTTCCTATGTGCAGCCCGCCACTTCTGTCCGTCGCTTTAAACCATGATCCTTTGTCCATGTTTAAATAGACATCTACATCTAAAATAAACCATTGGTCCCTATCCGTATCGTCACGTAAAGCTGCTATTGCCAGGAACAGGTCTTCGTTGGTACCGCAGTCAATACAGTGTGGATGATTGTCTGAGTCTGTAAAATGCCAGGTATCTCCTTCTAAAACGAGGTGATTCCCTTCTATATTGTTCCGGAAAACCATATACATTGTGACATATCCTGATGCTGCCACATTGAATGCCAATTCTTTTCTCGCATTCCTTATAAAACAAGGTTGTGTAAACATAGTCTAATTCTTATAGGTAGGTTAATGACACTTTTATCCCATCGTTCAAAGCTTTCTCGAATGTATCGGTATATCCGTCCATCTGTGATATGAGAGACAGATTCTCCATGTCGTAAAGACGGTAGTACCATCCGTGTTTGTTGAGCTCGACAACGATGTGGATCTTTCCTTTTATGCGGACCAATTTTTGCGCAGCGTATAGCGTGGGAGCCAGGTATTCGCACTGGGACCCGTTTCCACCCCTTATCAGGTCGCCAAACTTTCTTGAGGTGAATAACAATACAACCAGTTTTGATATGCCAGTTTCAGCCGATATGTAAACGGCCCGGCAGTTTTCTCTATATCCTTTGTCCTGAAGAAGTTTGGATACTTCAAAAGTGACAAAATCTTCGTTTATCATATTATGTTTTGCTGACATGGTGCTATGCTTTTAATGGTTTTAAAAAGTTTCTTGTAAATCCTAAATCTAATCCTCTATCGTGGTAAAATTTCAATACTACATCGTAACTATGTCGGATATTGAAACCTATATCGTCAAGAGAATTGATTATTTCCAAAGCTGTGTATCTCCGGTAATCTTCAATCGTAAAGTAAGTATTTGGAGAGTATTTGGATCCACCGGAAAACTTAAAGTGAAGGCTACCTTCATGCTCCAGTACCTGAACTACAGGCCAACGGTAACGGTCCTTAAATTTAGGAATATCCTTCCATTTTAGCTTTGACTTCCGGCTTTCGTGGATTAGTATCTCAGCCATTGCTATAACTTGATTTAATTGAATTTAGACAGTAAAACCCATATTAAGCAGACAAACATAATGAAGGCGACAATCCCTGCACAAATGGCTGGGGTTAGCATTTTCTTCCACAATATATCTGCCTTGTGGCATCGTTCGTTGATATAATTGATTTTTGACATGTGCTCACCAAACTGAAGCTCCATCATGTGACGTGCCCAGCCGGTAAGCATCTTATCAAATCTTTGTCTGGCTTCTTCTTTGATAGTGAACTTCCCTGAAGGGTTTAGCAGGTATGAATCTGTCCTGAACTCAAACTCTTCTGAATCCAGAATATCACGTCCACCGCTACTTCGTATCTCCATGGAGACTTTAAGCCATGGAATTGCTTTTGTTTCCCACATTTCGAGGGCACGTTTTTCTATCTCTCCTGCGTTGGCGTTGGCCAGCTCTTTCATCTTTTCGTACTCGTCTTTCTGAACGAAGACGACTGCTTTCTTATCGTCGATATACATAGTTCCTGGCTTTAGATTATTCTTTACTTTCCCGATTTTCTTCGATCAGCCTTTCCACTTCCTGAATGTCGCAGGTGAATTTGTTATAAAAACTATCATACTGGGAACATTCTTCGTCGACATACTCTATCCATGCCGTTTTGGTCTCAAGGTTGATAATTATCATCGGCCTGTTGCAGGAATCATCTTTCCCGGCCACCCTGCTTTTCAGCTGCTGAATATCGAAGTTGCAAAATATACAATGTAACTCCCCGTTATAATAATCGAATATAGGACCGGTGTAGATAATGTTTTTCGTTTTCATACCTGGGTATTTAAGTTCAATCATTGGTTTATGGTATAATATCGGCCGTTTTATTTCGCTCCATGCGATTGGCCTTACATTGTAGGCCCATGTGCCGTCTGACATGATGAAGGAATTGGTGTATCTTCCGTCTTCCAGCATGACGTTCACGCATTGTCCTTTCGGAGGGAGTGAAGCTTGTACGCTTTTCCATTGATAGAAGTATGACGCATCCCATGAAGTCCACATTGCTTTTATTATATCGTCAATGGAGAAGTGTATATTTTCTTTGTTCCCTAAGTCCCTAATACGGTCGTTAAACAGCTGCGTGGCGTATTGGTGTATATATTCTTCCTTATCCATGGTTTATTTTATTTATTCATTTAGCACATTTCCCAGAGACTTCATTCTCTGTACTAGATGTAGGCAAAGGGTCATATATTCTTCTACCTTTTCGTCTGTCGGAAGTCCCCAATCATATTGACTTATACTTAAAAGCGTATCACACCCGCTGCATGAGCCATAATAATTATCAAATATCCAATAGTCCCCACAACTAGGTTGATAACATTCTCTATGAATCAAGAATATCTGAGTTCCTTGATAATCTCCATGGTCTGAAATATCTATATCTGTAGAAATCCTATCGACTGATTTCACATCGTAGTTAAGAGCATTTTCTATAAGTGCAATCACTAAATCTTCATAACTACCATATTCTTTCTGTTCGTGGGACTTTAGCCAGTTTCTTAGGTTTTCCTTCCCTTTTTCCCATCTTTCAATAATATCTTTTTCCATATAATTTATTAATTGTTTTTTCCATTTAGTTTAGGTTTCGGGAACCAGTAGTCACATTCATAATCTCCGTAGTCCTCAAAATGAAAATCTGGAGAAGTGGCTACTTTGTATTTCCCGTCTTCCTGGTAGATGTATCCGCTTACGAATGCTCCGTTTGACACCATACGGCAGATAACCTCCTCGTTCGGGTCAGGTTGCCGTTCTTTTACGTTTGTCAGAAGGCCGCCCATCAATGCGTCAAAGGCATCCCATCCAGAACAGAAACCCGCAAAATATTCATCAGCACTGCAGTTTTCATCACATTCAGATGCTCCACTATTCCCATCGCAATACATACATTTTTCTACAAAACGGCATCCGTATTTTTTCGTTTTACAAAGGAAAAAGGATTGTATGCTTTCCTTGGCTTTTTCTTCTTTCTCCATTTCGTTCATGCTTTTTTCTTCTTTGTTTTGAGTTTTGTGTACTCGGCCATTTCTTTGTCGAAGACAGACAGAAGTTCGGGCTTCTTTTCTTCCGGAATGTAGCCAGTATCAATCAGCTGCTGAATCAGTCTATCTGTTACCTCTCTGCTCTTCCTGACAGTCTTTTGCAGGCTTGATAGCGACACTACCGACGAGGACGGGTGCATCTGGTCTGCTCTGTATAGCTTAATCATGTTGATTCCATATTCGTCTGTTTTTAATCAGTTCACATGACTCACGGATTCCTTCATTCAGCACTTTTTCATAGCTTTGATATACCTTAGTTTCTCTGTATTCCTTTGAATTTAAAGAGTGAATATCACAGATAAAATCAGATTTTCTTGTAGGAGCATGGAAACAAATAATCTTTATGTCTAAATGAATATCATAATTTTCACGTAACCATCTCTGAGCTTCATATAAAGTTGGTCTGGAACAACAACGATCAACCGATTCGTTGAAGTTTTCGGGTTCCTGGCACACCCATGATGTACCTGTCTTAGTATATTGGGAATGCACAGGTTCATTAAAACCTATTTCTTTCAAAAGCAATCCTACATCGTGTGTTACATAATCTTCCGGTCTAAACATGTCTATTTTATTTATAAGGGTTATTATCCAAAACTAAAGCTGAAACGGCCAGTCCTTGTGCGATCAGGTTACGGTAGTCGATGTGACACTGATGCAGCACGTGAAAGACTTGCTGGAAATGACGAAGGCCCAATTGAGTGCTGTTATGCTTCCCTTCTTCCGGTGTAATAAAAAAGCTCTGCAAGTTCATTTTGCAAACCTTACATCCCCAGGCGAAGAACTCCACGCATTCTCTTTCTTCGTCGAAATTCCAAGTGGTATAAAGGCCCATATACCCGTCGAAATCGAATGCTTCTGCCAGATACTTCATCGGACAGATTTCCGAGCCGTTCACAAAGATTTCTTCTGTGATTGAAGACAGCGGATAGAGTATCGGTTTTATATCTCCCAATCTGAACCCTTTCCCGAGACATCTTTCTCCTTTTAATGTTTCGGCATTCAGGCCAATTTCGTTACCATGCTTGTCTCTTTTCTTATAAGCCCATACCTTATATCTGTCGGCTAGGTTTATAACGTCCATTTCAATCATTCCTTGTTTAGTGATAAACGCCAATCCGAACGGTAATCTGGCTGAAATATCTTCCAGTAACAGTAGCTTTTCTTCTTCTTTCATGATGTTATTCTTTATTTTTACAAAACTCTTCAAATTCAGATAAAGCATTTTTTATGGAATCAGCTAATAATCTCGAATACGAGTCTCCACATTTTGCAGAAGAAGGCATGGTCGTTTGCATCCAGATCCGGTCGTCTGTTTTTTGTGGATTAGGGTCATCCATAAAAAATGTAATTATATGCGTTTCGTAGTTATCCATATTTATTTGGATCTCTACTGTCTTACCATGTATTTTCTGTGCTGCATAAAGTACCATTTGATTAGGAATCTTACTTTCAAGCACTCTATTGACAAGACCGACGTATTCTAATGGACGTATGTACTTTTCCCAATATTTGTTCTCTTCCTCACTTCTTATATTAGACAAGTAGTTTCTATTTTGGTAGTTATTACATCTGTGAAATCTTCCTAGTACGTCACCAGATAGCCTACAATAAAAAGTGGTGCACACTTCCCCATTTCTGGCTCTATTCAGATTCCAAGCGAAACGTTTACAATTGACACAAACTTCAACTGGTCCCCATTCTGATTCGGATTTTCTTATTCTATCCGACAATTCACGTAGTTTTTTCTTTACTTCTTCTGAAATCATTGTCCATCTAATTTAGTGATAACATAATCGGCTTATTCCATCCTGTATAAAAGGAAACGGCTGCAATCCTGGCTTTTAAAACCTTTCCCGGAAAATCTTCATTTAACAGTTTTCCTTTCCGGTAGTGTGCAACGAGTGAAGTCGCATCTACGACGAAGGAACCGCAAATAGCAGGGTACTTTTTCAGGGTTTCTTCGATAAACTCTCCGACAGTATATTGCCTGTCAAAATCCACATATCCTCCAACATAGGGAGAAGCATGAGTGGGAAAGACTCTAATTAGTTCAAACATTTTTCTTCTCCTTTCTTATTTATTCCAGTATTAAAATCGGACGAGACACAATACTTATAACATTACGCTCAATGTCTTCATTACAGCAAAATTTCAGAATCCACAATGGGCCGTCTTTTACACATACACAAGTTTTCCACATTTTCCCGTCATACAGGGCCGATGGCTGAGATCCGCTGTAATCTTTCAGCTTGTCAAAAGACTTTCTCGACATAACAGCACATTCATCATCGACCAAAATATCGCTTCCGTCAGGCTGTTCCCAGCTCCTCCCAAGCGGATCAGTTATCTTTGGTATTTGAATCAGCTTACTCATGGTCATTTTCCTTCAAACTTCTTATCCAGCATGATCTGCAGTGCTTCATCGCCGCGTCCCATCTTATTCATCATTTCGCCTACCTGCTTGTCGAAATCACTGCTTTGCAGGCTTATAAGGGCTATCATGGCGAGTGTCTGTATCTGGCTTGACTGAATGGCTGTTACTTCTATGACTTTTTCAAGCATACCGGCATCCGAGAATCCTCTTTCTTTCATCGAAAGAAGACCTTTTGCATTTTTCGTGCTGGACTCTATTGTCTGAAGTATGTATTTCAATACTCCTCCTTTATCTTTCAATAAATCTGCAATATCCATAATCTTATTAAATTAGTATAGGTTAATCTACCTTCTCTTGTTCCACTTCCTTTGCAAGTTCATGACCGATAATCTCTCCACAAATAGGGCATTTCACATTTTCATGACCTGTAAAGACGTTAGTTCTAATATCTTCATGTCCGTATCTAAGTAGAGACTTACATTTAGGACACTCGACTTCCCATTCTTTTATTTCACCTTCTCTTACGACTCTCATGACTCATATCTTTCAATTATAATTATTAGCTTTTCGGCATTTTCATAAAACACATCCAGATAGTCGTACCGTTATTCTTTGTAGTATGGCCAAACAAAGGTTTGTAATCCGTAATAGCATTGATTACTTCCTTTACTTTTATCTGGTCCTGATTCCACTTGAAGATAAGTACGCCGTAATCATCCAGCACTCGCATACATTCATGTATGGAGTCATTAATAAAGCTTTTCCAGTCTTTTGGAAGTTTCCCATACTTTTTGGCCAACCAACTGTTTTCACCGGCTCTTACCAAATGTGGCGGGTCAAACACGACCAACTTAAACGTGTTATCAGCAAATGAAAGGTTTGTGCAATCCTCTATTTTATCAGGCTTCACAGATATTTTGCGACCATCACAAAGTGTATCTTCAAAATCGCGTATGTCAGTAAATAAAGCAAGCGGATTCTCTTTATCGAACCAGAACATCCTGCTTCCACAACATACATCAAGTATTGGTTTATTTTACTTTCCCATCCTTCTTCAATTTCTTCACTTCCTTCACCATCAGCAATGCTTCTCCCAGAGTCTTTCCGGATTCTACGATTTCAAAGGTTTTCTTTCTGCCTAATGCCTTATATACCGGAATCCAAGTATCCAGTATAAGGTCGGCCGACTCTCCGGGAGGAATATCCATGCCTTCTGTTACATAATGCGGACTGCTTGGATCACTCAATTCGCGAAGCGTAATGCCGTCTTTGTTCACGATGGAGTATCTTTTCATATTAAAGTTGATTCCTCCATAAAAACGGGCAACGGATAACGGTGAGTTCCTCCAGTATTCTTCTGTCATAATGATTAGTTCTTTCATGATTCCTCCTCTCCTTTCATTTTCCTTTGTTCTTCCTGCAAGGCCTGAAGCTTCGCAAAAAGTCCGCTCTTCTTACTTCCACATTTCCTGGATGATATGTTTCTAAAAGCCATTCCGATTGCTATCATTGAGATTGCTGATTTTATCTGCTGTATTTCTGCGCTATCTGTCCCGAAATCACGTAATACCTCCTCATTGATAACTACATTATTTATTTCATCTTTTACATCTTCAAATGACACCATATCGAATCCGGATACAAGCATCACGGCTTTGATAAATTCTTTTTCCACTTCAAAAGTGATACTCACTTTTTCATTCTGATTGTTTTCCATATCTCATTAATTATAAATCTTATCCAATTCTTCTTTTGTGTACCAATATTCGAGTTTCAGTGGTTTTATGCTGAATAGCAATTTCTTGTCTGTGTGTTTATCTACAAACCAATCCACATCATTAATATTGCTATCAGCATGCCTATATAAGTACTCAGCACAAATATCTAATACCATAAATTGAAACTCTAATACTTTTCTGTTTCTGTATATAAGATATTGACAACATATAAATCCAATCCCTGATATAATGAGGAATACTAATAATATAGTTATTATTACTTCCATATCTCCCACTATTTTAAATTCCTTCATAAATCGTCATCGGAACAGAAGTGTCCACAAACAAATGCCCTACAAACGAACCGTTAAAAAGTATAAAAGTCCCTATATACATCATGTAAGGCTCAAGGTTTATCTCTTCACCGGTCATTACCATACGGAACTTTACTCCCCGCTTTGGCTTTGATTCATCTTCCAGTGCCCAGATATATACTTTCTCGTTTACCACATCAAGTTTCAGCAGCTTACTCCCCTCGTAAAGCGGAAGCGTAAACTCTGACGCTGCCGGGATTTCATGTTTTAAAATTCTTGCCATATTCTTTTCTTTTTAAGGTTATTAATCATCTTCAAAGCGCTTCTTTTCCTCCCACTCTTCGTCGGTTTCCGGGCAGGAAAGTATCTCCTTGGAGTCTTTGGGTTCCTCACCCAGCTTGTAGAAAAAGCACACACGGGTAAATTTTCGGGTGCGTTCCTCACGGCGGATCGTGTCGTTCATAAACTCCTGCTCCCATGCGTAGTGACGGGGATATTTGGAGCCTTTGTCCGAGCGGTAGACGATGGAAGGGTTCATTGTGTACTGCATATTGAAGCAGTAAGCCTGCATCTTCTCTATCATTTCGTTCTTCACCGATTTCACGCTCTGCAATGTCACCGCATCGCCCCGGTGTTCCAGGTAGCTGATGGCCATTTCACTGATGGATACCGGCCTTTTCCAGTGCCACTGGTTTGCAAAGAAATGGTTGGCCCAGTCAATGAATACCTGGTCCTTGATGGCGGAGTAAAGGATTCGCATCTGCCCGTCCTGCGACATGGGCGGTATCAGGCTTTCCTGCAGGCCGAGGTAGAACTGACAGCTTTGCAGCATCATGTACACCGCTTCGTCGCGTTCCTCTTCGGTGGCTTCCAGGAAGATGTCTTTCCCGAACTTGGTCTGCGGCGTGCGTTTCTTGAACTGGCCGGCGTAGTCCTCGTCGTGATAGTAATCGCTCTGCATGGCCAGGAAAATACGGCGTGAGGTGCTTCCTTCGGTCATATCGAACGGCATCTTGTTCATGGTAATGAATATCTTCGGGGTAGCTTCTCGCGGCAGTGTCATTTCATCGTGATACAGGGTCTTTACTGTAATGTTGTCCGTAATGTTGTAGAACTCGCTTCCCATCATGTCGGGGCGAAGGTCGTCTATCAGACACATGCTGTCCACGGTATAATGGAACTTGTCGAAGTTCTTGGCCATGTTCTCTTTCTTCTTCAAGGTCTGACCGGGTATGTAGCACACCTTCCGCACCAGCTCGAAGAAGGAACGGAAGAAACTTTTTCCGGTACCTCCGCTGTTCTTTCCTTCATCGGCCACGGTGTACTCCGTCACGACTCCCATCTTCTGCATGGTGCCTGTTCGATAGCGCGAAAGCATGTAGCCCATGAGCGCTACCTTGCAAATGAAGTGCATGTCCTGTCGCTGCTTTTCCAGCTCGGTAAGCGGATAGCCTTCGGCTTCCTTTCGCCAGTGTATGCGGCTGGTGTCGTACAGCCACTGCACGCAGACAGGCATCTGGTCAATGTCTTTCGGCATTTTCAGCAGGAAACGGTACAGACGCTGGTAGGCGATGAACTCTGCATCCTCACGGCGGCGCTCGTTCTCGTTCATCCGCTTGTCGGCCATTCTCTGATCGTTCAGCTCCTTACGTGCGGCATATTCCGGATTCTCCTCGATAGTGAAAAGCGAAGACTTCATCGGATGGTAATCGGCGTCAATAATCGCCTTCCGGTTTACATGGAAAGGCAGGTCCACGTAGTCCACCGGCTCAATGCTGTCGGCCGTCACCTTCACGGCGCAGTTGCGGAAGAAGAAATAATCGAAATCCTTCCCCCACGACATGAAGTTCAGGTCTACTTTCTTGATGCCGGACATGGTGTCGCGTCCGATTTTCTTCTGGGTACTGATGGCGTTGCTCAGTTCCTCGGAGTAATACTGTGAGTTGTATATCAGGAAGTCTTTCATGATTTCCTTCGCTTCGCTCAGTGCCTGGCTCTCTTCCACCACATCGACAATGTTGTTGCTGATGTGCACAAACTTGGTGGTATCCGCTTCGTCGGTGTATTTGTAGAATCCGTTGGCCGAAAGGAACTGGGCCATATTGTCGAAGTTCAGGGTGTATTTTCGTACCACCACCTTACTTTCGTCTTCCTGCTTTTTGGTCTGGTACTGCACATCCCAGAAGCGCATCCGTCGGGCGGTCTTGAGCAGGTCGTCAAAGTAGCGGTTTACGTTGGTGTGCATGAGCTTTTCATTGCGGCGCATCACTGCCGGGTAGAAGTTGAAGAACTCTTCGGCATCCTTGCACGTTTTCCCGCTGCGGGGATTGTACTGGGTGGAGAGGTCTTCGGGCAGATATAGCACTTTCAGTTCCACGTGTTTCAGGGCCAGCCGGTTCATGGCGCGTATGCCGGTGCGGTCGATATCATACAGAACAAACACTTCCATGGAGATGTCCAGCAGGCGACGGATGGTTTCCGACGAAATCTCCACACTCTCGGAGTGGGGAAACACCACATGGGCGTCGCTATGGAAGTACACATTGATGGCATCGCGCGGTCCGGAACAGATCACAATCCGGCGGAACACGTCGGCAAAAGCACGGGTGCGCCGTCCCTGCTCGTCCACCCGGGTTTTCTCTATATTGATAATGGGATGTCCTTCCTTGTCGGAGGTTTCCACACGTCCGGTCTGCAGGGCACGCATCACGTCTGCATCGCCGTAGATTTCCTTGTAGAATCCTTCCGGACGGCTTCCTCCCTGGTACCACCAGGTAAACTTGTAGTTGGGCTGGCGGCGGCCGTCCGCATCGGTCGTCTCGCGGAAATAAGGCTCATATTTTCGTGCCCACCATCCGTTTTCGTCTTCGTAACGAAAAAGAAAAATCGGGTAAGAAGGCGTAGACTTCACTTCGTAGCTGGTCAGTACGCCGTCGGCATCTGCCTTTTCGGGGGTAACGTAGCTTTCCAGCGGATAAAGATTGAACATGGTGCGGAGCTGGGTGCTGTCGAAGGGAGCGAGTGTGTTTCCCCGGTAGAAATCGGGGTTGAACGAACAGCGCAACAGGTTGTTTCCGTCGGCATCGGTCACGGCTGTCTGCTCGGTGCCTTCGCTTGTGTTTTTCCCGGTGCGGAACACGGGGAGCACCTGGCAGCCCAGCGCACGGAGCTCAGCGGGTGTAAACTCGCCCTTACGGATGCGGAAATCCACTTCCGGCTGCGGGGCGGTCTTGCGTGCCCGGTGGAAGAATCCGTTCTTGTAATCTCCTTCAATAATCAGGTTGAAGTCTTTGGCCAGCCGGTTCACCGCGTCCGGAAAGTCGTGTTTCTCTCCTGCGCGTTCCAGAAGGCGCTGCTGCAGCATGATGGCCCCTACCCCCTTGCTACGGTTCTGCTCGCCGCATACGAAGCAATTGAAGGCGGCATAGCGTTCTCCCTTTGGCGGGAACTTGCTCACACAGAAACTTCCGTTCTTCTCGTCGTGAAACGGGCAGCGGTAGAATACGCTGCGTGCAGTCTGCGATGCGGGAAGGTATCCGTTGTTGCGCATCACTTCGGGAAGCGGGAGCGCATTGAGTTTATCAACTGTCTTGTCAGAAATCATTTCAGGGAATTTTAAAAGAGGAATGTCACCTCGTAGTTCATGCTTTCCATTTTTGCTTGTATCATTTCTTTCAGGCTATCTGGCAGGCACATCATAGGGTCTGGCTCATGTAGGTAAATCGTATTTTCCTGCACGCTTCCTGTGGAAGAATATCCGTCGTACACCAGCTCGTTCATAAGCTTCTGCATGCACGACTTCGACAGGTTGCTGCAAGCTATGCTCACGCTACCTTCGGGATAGCCTATCGCTATTTCCGTGTAACGCACATGGAAACGCTGTTCATATACCGCTCTGCTTCGTTTCATACCAGCCGCTTTCCTTTTAGCGTTAACATAAGCTCAGGACGTGTAGCCACACCCAACTTCGCAAAAATACGTTTCCGCATGTTGTCTATATTGGAATAGCTGCATCCCATTTCGTCGGCAATCTCTTCGTAGGTGAGCGAAGTATTTACCAGCATGTTCGCCACAGCAGCCTGAGTGGGAGTCAGTCCGCACTCGTACACCGGATTGCAGCACACCTCCTTTTTATCCTTGAAGGCGGGGTTGAATCCGTTGAACGGACAGTTATATCGCATAGGGCAGTGTGTGCGCTCGGTATTGAAGTCTTCCGGACCTTCATGGTCGGGAATATCGTCCTCGCGTCCGAAACAACAGTTCAGGCTTACCAGCGCAAGCTCTGACAGATAGCGGCTGCGAAGGCTCCGTATGGTCTTATAAGAACGTCCAAGTCGCATCTGCAGAAGCTGGTCGGCTGCCACCAGGTGTGAGGGATAGTTTTTCTTCATCTCGTCGAGGTATTCCTCTACGAAGTCAATTCCCGTCTTTCCGTCGTTCTTTACCGTAATTTCCTCTCCGTCTTCAAAAACAATTCTTGAGAATCCGTCCTGAAGGCGTGTATGTGCTTCCCATTGTCTTTCCAGCATGTATCCCATCACATTTCCTCCATTTGTTTCTTGTACTCCTTATAAATAGATTCCAGCCCGCGAAGCTCTACTTCCGTGAAATCGAAGTTACGGAAATGCGCACGCAGCGCATGTTCGCCCATACCTCGTTCTTTCATGAACTCGATAAATTCTCCCTTCTTTCTCACACCGGAAAAGAAGTCTTTCAGTTCCCCTTCGTAGTCAGGATCAAAATCTCTCAGGCATTTTTCCACGCCTTCCGTCTCCCACCGGCGCACGCGGTTCAACCTGATCTTCTGGTACGCCGTGCTCATGCTCATTCCGTAATGTTCCACCAGGTAGCGGCTAAATCCCAGCCGCATGGGGCTCAACTTTTTTTCGGATAATGCTTCAATGATGCTCATTTTCATACTTCTGATATATATTGTCGTTTCTCGCTTTTGCGGTTTCGGTCATTTTTTGTTATTTTTACCCTACAAAGTAACAATTTTAATTTGACAATCGCATTATAATTGTTACTGAAATAACAATTTTAAACTGATTTTTTATGTACTATTTCAATTCTTTCCTGTTCAATAATCTTCCCAAGCTCTTCGGCCTGAGCGAAAAAGGCGTGTCGGAGAAGGTGTACGGAAAATCATACATGTATAAAAGAAAGGTTGATAATCAAGACAATATACTCGTGCATGACATCGTAATGGTTTGCAACACATTCCACATAAGCCTGTCAAACTTCATTATGTCGGCTTCTCCTGAAAATTTACTCGGTAATCGCTTCAAATATGTCATACCGGATGAAGATTTTAAAGAGGTAAGATTCATACCCGAAAACCTGCGCTGGCTCTACGGCCCGCAGGGACTTACCAAAATTCCTTCGCTTGCTGAGTTTTCGCGTCAGAGCGGAATATCAGTCACCAGTATCGTAAGGTGGCAGAATCCTAAGATAGGCGGGTGTACGGTTAACTGGCTTATCGGAATATGCAACCGTTTCGGAATCGACATAGACGTGTTCATGGAAGACGAGAATGAGAAGCTTGAAAAGTACGCGGCCACCGAGACGGAAATATCGCCGCGCGTGTGGCAGGAAATTTCGGAGCTCAAAGAGGCTATAAGGGAATACCGGCAGGAACGAATCTCACTCCTGGATGAAAACCGCAAGCTGAAAGCAAGAATCAAGGAAACGGAGCTTGTAGCAGAAGAAGCCACGGAATATACCTACACAGACAGGAAAGTCAGAGAATGGAAGGCTAACTGGGGACTGCTGGAGAACTTTCATATCGTCGTGGGAGTGGCCAGACGGAAAGTGATTCAGGATGCCGGTATGCAGAATTTCAGCGAACTTTTCATCGAAGGAAACATGCTGATTACCTCGCTGGTGAAACTTTGCAACAAATACCATATCAGCACAAGACACATATTCTATCGGGATAACGGCATTGTTCCGGAAGTAAATGTGTACGACTATTACCGGTCGGACAACTGGAAGACGGTAGTTTTCCATCCGGAATATGTGAATGATTTTTTCGGGAAGGAGAGCGTGACGGGTATAAACCGCTCGGAACTGCTTGAACGTATGAATATTAGCGAATGGAAACTTCGTGCATGGAGAAAAGAAAACAGCACCATGCGCATAAAAGACATGCTGGAGATATGCAACCGGTTGGAAGTAACACCTTACTATCTTATTTCAGATCAGAATCGCATGGATATTTCATTTGGTGTAACCAGTGCGGAAATCCTGCTGGAAGAGAACCGTATGCTCCGCCAGCAGGTTATCCGGTTGAAAGAAAAACTACAGAAGAAAAACGGAGAAGGATTCCTTCCGTTAGACGAATGAGTTCAGTGTACTTCCTGAGAATCCATACCGCACACTGAAATTCACGGACAGCATACCGGGTTTAGCGCGGTCATAAAGTTCGTTTGTCTCTTCGGGTATGATAGTGACGGGTATGTATGTGCCGTTGTCGTACATCCATGCCTTTCGCGTCACCACAAATTCCGTGAGCCACCATTCGGCCCACTCTCTGTTTACAAATCCGCTGCTCATGGAAAAAGTTCCTGAAGGCGTCTGTGCATAGCTGGCAGTGCGCGTGGTAGCACGGTAGGAAATGTCAGCAGGAAGCGTGTAAAGCTCACTCTGTATGTCATACTCCAGCGAATCGCGCGTAAAAGCGACTACACTTTCCATCAAACCGAACCCGTTCAGGAATATGAAGTGGCGCATGAGCGGGTTTGTCTTTACCGCATAGCGCTTCTTCCCGGTTTCAAATCCGGTGTTCACTGTAAGCTCACCTTCCTTCAACGATGATGTGATTATTTGCAATGAATCCGGGACCAGCGCACCACGTGTGTATTCGGAATATTCTTTCGATTCTTCTCCCTGCACTACGCTGTAGGTAATGGTGTCCGATCGGGTACTTACTGCAGGAATACACAGTATCCATCCCAATGGGACAATATCTCCCTCCGGTTTACGGCTCAAGATGCGTCCCTCACCTAAAATCTCTGTGGTATCTACATTGGATGTGGTAAGGCGTTCAAACTCCGTGAGCCTTCCGGGTATGGCATTGTACTGCTCGGAAGTGGTTTCACCTTCTTCTATCTCTACCATACCGTCAATATATGACTCCTTGTAGGTAATGGTGTATCGTGCAGCGTATATCATCTGTGAAAGGGTCTGCGTGCCGTTCACATCAAACGTCATCTTTCGTGACAGCGTAGTTTTTATGGTTTCTCCAATATTGAAAACGGCTATCCCGTCAGATCCTACCTCAAATGAGTAACTTTCTGAATAAGGAAACTCTTCAGATCCGGCAAATGCGGTGGCATTGACCGTAATCTTTATGCGGAGAAACGTTTTTCCGCTCAGCGTGGTTTTTGCCTTAACCACTATGGGGTCGCCTGCAAATGCTATCTGTGGCGGCTGCTGTAATACCTGTATTGCCATGTTTTATTTCTTCATTAAATGGTATATAGTTCGATTGTTACCTCCGTAATCCCGCTACGGTCAATGCTGTAGGATAACTTGTTAATGAATCCCACATAGTTACCTATCTGGTAGCGCTTGAGCATATCCAGTCCTGCAATCTGCGATATGGTCATTCTTACTGTCAGTATCACGGTCTTCCGGTTGTAAAGGAAGTAAAGATATTCCGAAAGGAATTTTGACACCAGCCCACGGTCCTGGTATGCCTGAGAAGCGGGATACTTGTCTTTCCCGGCCACCAGCTTGAGCGAGAATCGTCCGGGCTGGTCTACTCCACCCTGCTCCGTGCCGTTGTAATCAAAGAACCGCCCAAAGTTATCGCAGCTGTCGGCTGTGAAAGCACTGTTGGCTACCGTCTGTACCCACGAATCGTTCCCTTCACCGTCGTAGTTTTCGGTGTAGTCTATACCTGATTCGCTACCTGGTCCTCGCATGATTCCAAGACAATAGCCGGCATCGTAAGTACGCATGGGTGATTCTTCTGCTGATTCTTTGTCATAATTTTCATCGGAAAGATAGCTCAGAGTAATATCATGCCTGTATCGAATCAAATTATACAGGTTAAGGCCTAATACTTCTGGTATAAGTTTTATACTTATATTTTTATCTGACAACAATTCCTGATCCGCAAAAACAGCAAGCAACTGTTCTCCATTTTCTCCTACCATTGCTTTAGATACAACATCTGAACCATTTACATCATTAATCATAACAGGAGCAAAATTTAGAGATATTTCTTCTTCATCACTTTCCGATGATGTTCCACCAATTACATAATCACGGAATCCACCAACCTCAAACAACGAAGGATTTCCTCCAGTATTCTTGTCCACTTTTATACGATAGGAGTTCCCTGTAAGTTTATCCTGATAGCATGTAGTGTCATTTGATGCTTGTCCCTGCTGAAGAATCTCCATGTAATTATTCTTTTCCTTCACATTGGAATAATCATCATAATTAAATGATGTATCATCATCTTTCCCATAAGAAATACGAATAGTTTTTTCTTTTGTCCTTTTTAATTGTATATCTACTATTTCTACATCAAGAATGGATATTTCATTCGATTTCAGAATGTCTTTTATATATATGACATCCATTGTATTTTTTGCACTGTCGTACAAGAACCGAATACCAAAAGCACTTTGCAAATCTTCTATTAAGTCTTTCATTTCAAGATCTGGAAAGTTTTCATTTGTAGCATAAACATTAATTCCTTTATATGAAAAGTCCTGACTGTAAAAAGTTTTTATAGTTATATAAAGATTACTGAAATTAGGATTAACAAGATATTTCAAATCATATTTAAGAGAAAAAGAATTTCCCATAAATTTTTCTGATATAATATCAGAATATGAAACAGAAAATGTGTTCCCTTTTTCTTCGGTATGGCACTGAGTAGAAAAAAATGCAAGACGACACATATCGTCTACATCCAAAAGTTCATTTCTATTAACTCCAATTCCCAAATACTTAAAGAAGCAGTCTAAAAGATACAATACATAAAAGCATACTCCACTATAAGGCCTTTTAGGACTTAGTACATTATAAGTTCCTGAATTATTTGGAGTACATACTCTCACGTTACAATAAGTTTTTGACGGATACGGATCTGATTCATTACTTTCCGTGTAATTCATTACACCATCACTTAAATAAACGGTAAAGTACAGATCGTCATCTCCCCATACAAATTGTGTGGAAGCTGATTTTACCCTATATCCAAGTTTTATCTCCCTGTCGAGCGGAATATCCCTTGCATTCATTCCCTCTATACGGTCCATGAAATCACTGTTACCGGAAATGAATGTGACCGGAAGTGTATCTTCGAACTCCACTTCATCGTCGGTTTCTATCACACCACGGTATATCATTATGCCGTCCACCCAAAGCTCTGCGGGCATACGGTCAATGTCCTTCAGGTTAATGTCTCCCCACGGATCGGCAATGTTCTTGAAAATTTCGCGGTTTGGTTCCAGCGGAATTTCGAAAGGGAACGAGAATGTTCCCTGGTCATTGAAAAGCGGGTTCGACTGCTCCAGTGTAATGGAAAAATCTTCCGACAGCTTTACCCACTGGCTGTTAATCTTTATCTGTAGTCCTTTCATCGTGTCATTATTTTATCAGTCCGCGTTTGGTCATGAAATTGCTGGCTTTGTTCAACTGGTTTACCGCACCCTTGCTCCCGTATGGGTCTACGGCGGCGCGAATCGGCTTGCTCAGACGCTCGTTCAGTGTGGAAAGCGCTTCGGCCACACTCCCGAGCATTTGTGTCATCTGCTCGTTCTGCATGGTCATATCCGTAGCTCCGGATGCAACCTGTGTAATCTGCGCCGGCATAGAAGGGTAGTTCCCGCTGGCAAATGTAGGCATGGCGGCCGATTTAAGCTGCCCGTGCCGCGCAATGGTAAGAATGCTGTCGTAGATGTGCGGATAGTTCAGAATAAGCTTCTGTGTAGTATCGCCGTCCACAATCATTTCAGGCTTCTTTTCAGAGAAAATACCGAAATGCGCACCTCCACCGTACACGCCCGTTTTAAGATCCTTCTGGTAGCGTGCGTTGTATATCTGTCCGTCGTTTCCCAGTACCGGATAGTCACCCTCTGCGTAGGTAAGCATTCCGGCTGCTACACGGCCCTTGCTGCTGCTTACTCCGGTGGCAGCTGCCACATCCTGCTTTGCCTTGTTTAGCTTACCCATGGCAAGGCCCATCAGAGCGGAAAGTGCCGCACTGATAACTGCAATCAATGGGATACCCCACCATCCTAGGTCTCCGATTGTTTTTGCTGATCCCCTCGCAATACCAGAAGTTACATCTCCTGCAGTCTTTGCCCCTTCTACTGTCATATCCGTAATGGCCTGCGACCCATGAATAGCTGTAACAGTAGCACTTGTAGCCGCTTCCTGTGCTACTTCCTGGTCTCCAAGAGTCTTCTTCATCAACAACTCGGTTATTTTTTGCATAATCAAGTCTTTGGTGAGTTTCATCGCTGTTTGGAGCAACATTTTTGCAGCTTGCTTACGGTCGTCCACTTCGGCAAATGCAGCTTCTCCCATCTGCTCACTGAAATCAACCACGGCATCCGTGTAGTTTTTCAATGTGCCCAACTTGCTTTCTGTTATTTCCAGTTCCTTGGAAGATTGCTCCTCCCTTGCGGCTATGTAGTTGTCGTAAGCCTCCTTTTGCGCCATGAGGAAAGATTCTTCTGCCTGCTGTTGCGTAGCGCCGGAAGCAATGGCCTGCTGTATCAGTTCTTTCTTACGGCTTTCAAACTGCTCATAATACTGCGCTGCCGCTTCCAATTTTATTCGCAGCGCTTCCAGTTCGGCATTGTCCGTGTCGGAAGTACCAAGGAAGGAACTTTGAGTAGATGCCAGTCCCAGATTACCGGCTGCACCCATCAGCTCACTCTGATCGTCAGCACCTTTTATCCGGTCCTCCCAAAGTTTCTGGTTTCCGCTGGTTTCCCACTGCACGTCTATCATTTCCTTTATGTCCTTTGCATACTTCTCGGCAGCTGCCTTGGAGTCCTGATAGAAATCACGCAGCTTTTTCAGCATGAGCGACATCTGTTCGGGGCTCATGCTTTCGGCCCATACCGCGTCAATGTTGCTAAGATAAGTGCGCAACTGGTCTTCGTTCAGGCTGTAAGCATCTTCCGACAGAGAAACAAGGGCATTAATTCTTTCCTTCACTGCACTCTCGTCAATCACTCCGCTAAATCCCAGACTCATACGGAACTCTTTCTCCGCATCGGTATTCAGCAGACGAAGTTTGTCGAGCGACTCCTCAAACTGGTTGACAAGGCTTTCAAACGGGTTGTATTTAAGCAGTTCCTTCTCGATAGTCTGACGGTATTTCACTGCCATGTTCTGTACTTCGAGCAGGTCTTTTTCAAGATTCTTACGTAAGCCGTCGGTCTGACGTTCGCCCAGTTTCTTAATCAATGCAGCAGTAGATTCCAGATTCTTACCTTCCATCCCGTATAAATTCTGATTGAAGGTGTTCTCCTCGCCCAACAGCTTTTTACGAAGCTCCACACGTGCCAGCAGATGTTCTTCCTCGGTCGCGTCAATCTGACGGTTCATCTCCTCAGTAGTTATCTGTTCATCGAGATATGCCTGACGGATAGCCTGCTGACGGCGGAGGAAGTAAGCTTCGAGCGCAGACATGGCCGCACTGATTTCATCATTCATTTCCTTCTGCTCACCACGTGTGCCTGACTTACGTACTTTTAGCCAGTTACCGCTTGTGTCGCGTCCCCATTTCTCAGCCAGCACCTTGGCCACATCCTGCTCCATCTTTTTCAGCACCTCGTATTCTTCCTTGGCCGACTTGAATCCACGGGCAGCGAAGGTGTCTGCATAGTCCTTGTCCTCATTAATGCTCTTCATCATGGCCTCCAGCTTTTTGTAGGTAGCTACCAGCTTGTCCACTCCAGCTGTTTCAAGCGATACTCCTTGTCCCCATACAGACTCCAGTCCGATGGCCTTGATACGTTTTTCTACCTGACTGATGTTATTCTGATACACACCAAGCTGGCGGTTCTTTTCAGCAAGTTCGGCTGTTTCTGCCTTGGTGAGCTTTTCTCCTTTCTCACGCTTCGCGTTCAATTCGTCCACATCTTCACGAAGACGCTGTACGTAAGTAGTGGCCTGCTGCAGATAGGTATTCAGTTCAGGCAGGTCGGACGAAGAAAGAATGCCCTGGTTGGACTTACGGAGGTCTTGCAGCATAAGCTCTTCGGTCTTGCTCTCGGCAGCACGCTGCGTACTTTCAAGGAAAGTCTGAGTCTGTCCGGCTTCCTTCCGGATGTTTTTCAGGATGTTCATCAGTTTTAAAGCGTCGGAACTGAACGGGAGCTGCTTTATGTTCTTGTCATATTTCTCCATAAAGCCATCCAGCGCGTCGTACAGATTACCTCCTTCTTCCACTACCTTATTCATTCCGTCCATGATGAGGGCCATGGCATCGCCGGCGTTGGTCTCTCCCACATTCTGCATTTTGTTCAGCGAAGCAATAATCTTCGACTGAAGTTCCTGAATCTGGTCGGTGTATTTGTCGGCAATGTTTTCCATCATCTTGTCGCGCATCTTCAGCGCAAGCGTTTCGCGAAGGCGGGCATTAATCAGGCTGTAAATATATTCCTGCTTCTCGGCATAGTTGTTTTCAGTGACCATAAATCCCAGGTAGGCACCATACTTGTCATTCAGCTGCTTAATCAGTGCCGCACGCTCTCCGTTCGATACATTTGCCTTGTCAATCGCATATTTCAGATTGGAAAGCTCAAATGTTTCCTTCTGTATGGCTGCTTCAAATTCCGACTGTGCCTTTGTTGCCTCGTCTACTGATTTTTTGAAATAAGTAATGGCAGATGTCAGCGCAGTAAATCCTAATACAACCCATCCTAATGGATTTAACATCATAGCCTTTGAAAGCCACTGCCAGGCTATTTTGAATATATTCACAGATGCTGTTCCTGCTTTTACCATTTTCGTAAACAGCACAATGTTTGCACTAGCCTTCTGCACCGCCGAAGACGTGGCTATCATTACTCCCACCAGCACCTGAAGCGCAACTGCCATCAGACGTATGAAAGTCTCTCCGCGTTCAAACCGGTTGGGAATGCTCGAAATATAGCGAAGCACATCAGTTAGCCATTCCACAAATCCGCTGTTGATAAACGATTCCTTGATGGCGTTACCCATACGCTGCATGATGGCCATGGCGTTTTCGTTCTTGATGTTGTATTCATCCGTCACGCTGGTAGCTTCCTTAAACGCACGGGAAGAAGTAAATACCTGTGCCTTCAGTTCGTCTACGCCGGAAGAAAGGGTAACGAGCACCTGCTTGATACGCTCGCCATCGCTACCGAGGTCTTTCATAATCGGAGCCAGCACATCCAGTCCGCCCATAGCATTCATTTTCTCGAATACCGCGATAATAGCTTCCATGGTCTTTCCCTGGTTGATAAGGCTCTTCAGGTAATCATCACTCAGTCCCACGGCCTGCGCTACTTCGGTCGTGTTGCTGGTGAGTGTAGAAATAAATGTGTTCAGAGCTGTACCACTCATTTCGGCATTCTGTCCGAGTGCGTCCACTGTACCTCCCAGTGCTATCAAGTTGGACATGGACAGTCCGGCTGCCTCCCCAATAGCACCGATACGAGTTACAATATCCACAATAGGGCCTGCAGAAGCGCGGCTAGTCTGTGAGATTTCGTTGATGGCAGATCCGGTGGCCAGCAATGCCTTTTCCACTCCAAGTTTTTGTGTTTCGCCCAGAATAGCGTTCACCTTCATCAGCTGGCGTACCGCTTCAGCTCCTCCCAAGTCTTCTCCCAATGCTACGAGCAACTGATTACCTGCCTTCACGAATCCCAACACATCTTCTTTGGCAGAAATACCTAACTTACCGGCTTCGTATGCCAGGTCGTGAAGTTCCTGCTGTGCGGTACGGGTGTCGATACTGTCAATTTCACGACTCAGCTCGGCTACTGACTCAGTGGAAAGCCCGGTGGTCTTCTCGATGTCGGCCAGACTGTCGCTCAGCTGCAAGTTAGCCTGATACAACTGCTTGATACGTCCTACCACCTCATTGAATCCGGCATATACCAGCACATAACTTGTCAAACGCTTGATGGTAGCTACAATCTGGTTATCGTGTTCCTGCCAGCTTCGCTTCACTTCATTAATCTGCTCGTTTACCCGGCGCAGGTCCATTGATTTTTCGACATACTTCTTTGCGTCACGTCCGGTTTTCGAAAGTTCTTCCTGAAGCTGTGCGGCGGCCTTTTGTAAATCTTCAAGAGAAGCCGTTTTCAGAGAAAGAAGGACTTTATCAAGTTCCTTTGCGCTTAACACAGAATTTTTCTGTTTTTTCTCAATCGTGCTCAGCGCATCTTCAATTTTTTTCAAGCCTTTTGTGTCGCTCACTTCAAGCTTCTTTTTATACTCTTCGAGCGATTTCTTCAGCTTCTCAAGGTCTTCGTATGTACCGTCGAACGTACCTTGACCAACCGTTTCAGCTTTATCAAGCGCATCTTCCAGTGAAGTAAATTCGGCAGATGATTGTTTCAGTTTCTCATTAAGTGAATTGATGGCCGATTCTACCTCCTTTACTCCCTTTGTGTCGCTTGTCTTTAGCTGCTGCTTGTATTGTTCAAGCAACTTGATGGCTTCTTTTGTCTGGGCTATTGTCCCGTCGAATGTGCCGGTCTGGACTTGTCCTAGTGTAGTTTGCGCACGATTGGAAATTCGGTTCTGCTCTTCCTTGATAACCGCTTCCAAATTTTGCTGGTATTGCTGTAGTTTCTGTGAAGAAAGTTCTGCCCCATCCACCTGCTCCTGCCAGAACTTTTTCAGTTCAGCCAGTGAGGATGTGCTGGCATTCCCAATATTCTTCATGCGCTCTGCAATAGCCGCATTTTTACTTGTATTCTCAAAATCAGTAAGATACTTCTTAGCTCGTTCAATGTACTGATTATATATATCCCACTGCTTTGAACCAAGTTCTGTCGCATCACGAAGTTGGGTTGTTGCCTTAATTGCATCCTGAATCTCAGTAAGGCTACTTCCACTTAAATTACTGAATACACTGACTGCACTTTTAGCCGATCGTTTCTTCTCTTCATCCAAAACCTGTTTAAGCTTTGATTCGTATTCAGCAAGTTCCTGACTTCCACGCTGCGCACCGTTTACCTGCTCCTGCCAGTATTTTTTCAGTTCGGCCAGGGATGATTCACTGGCTTTGCCCAATTCTTTCATCCTATCGGACATGGCAATCTGCTTTGTCAGGTTGTTGTAATCCGACAAATACTTCTGCGCACGCTGTATTTCATCATTGTAAATCTCCCACTCCTGTCCACCAAGCTTCTGAGCGTCACGAAGCTTTGTTGTCACATTAATGGCTTCCTGGATCTCCGCGACACTGCTTCCATCCAGATTACCCATTACACGACCAGCCTTTGAACTGATACGACGTTGTTCCTCGTCCTCCACCTTTTTCAGCTGTTCACGGTAAGTCTGAATCTCTTTTGTATTTCTCTGAGTGGTAGAAATAAGTTCCTGCAAGCGCTGTTTGGCCATGCCAAGCGACTTGTCGCTCACATTGCCTATGTCGCCTATTATGTCGGAAAACTCTACAAGGTTCCCTTTCCGGCGCTGGACTTCATCGGCTATCTGTTTGATGTAATCGCGAACTGTCTGTAGCGTTTCAGCATTTTTAGGATTTATACCAAGAAGCATCTGGTTTAATCCCTTACGAGCCTCTCCTAGATTTCTCAAGGTCTGACCTGATATGTCATTTAGGTACTTGTTGACCGTGTTGACATTTCTCTGATTTTCCCTGATTAGTTTAGTCAGTCTCTCAAGCTGTTTTACTTTTTCATTATAAATTTTCTTGTTGTCATCGTATAGCGTGGTATTAGTAGTCGCATTCATCTGTTCTTGCGCATTTTCCACTTCTTTACGCAACTTTTTCCATTCATCACGCATCTTGTCAACCTGCTTCTGCGCCTGTTCCGCCCCGCCTATAAGCACGTCGATTCTAGCTAGTCTGGTACCTAAACTATTTGCCATGTCTTTGTGTTTGTTTTCCTCAAAGTTAGGCAGCCGGAAGGTGGAAATGAAGGACAAAAAAAACGGTGTTCTTCAATTCAACGGACACCGTTTTAAAACTATTCGCCAGCGATCTCTAAAGTGGTTTGCGGCAAACCTCTCGAGCGATATGCAGCAAACCACTTGAGAGGTTTGCTGCATTTGTTTTGACAGGCCCTACAGGCTATTGTGGAGGGGGGGGTGTTATTTTTTAATTTAAACTGGTAAAACAAAGGATAATTTCCCTCTATATATTGCAATTTTAATTTACATCACGTTCAAAATAGTTTTATTTTTTCATTTTACCTCCGGAAATCAGCACTTTTAAAATTTTCATTCTAAAATTATGTTTTTTTGTTATACTAATAAGTACATTTGCTTAAACTAAAAATACTTCCTATGAGACTAAAAAATAAACTATTTTTACCATTAATGCTATTAACAATGTCATTAATGACATCCTGTGGTTCTTCAAAAATATATATGGCTCGATATGATGTAGGACTAACCTCTGTCGAAACTCCATCTAATGCAAAAGAACCTTATGGAGATTTGAAAATTACAAAAATAGAGGACCGAGCAACGGATAATAAAAACAACCTCTTATTAATAAACAGGTATGAATACTCCGACAAATATATCGGAATAACATGGACATATAATACCACGCAATTTGAGTTTGAATTAAAAAATATATCAGGACATACCTTAAAAATAAACTGGGATGACGTTACTTTTATGGATTATTCAGGGAATATAAGCCGAGTAATGCACAAAGGAGTAAAATATATAGAGAGAGAAAACCCACAAGGAAGCATCAGCATACCAAATGAAGGAAGACTTCAAGACATCATTTTACCAAATTCAAATGTATATTTCAGTAAAGGTATAAGCGGATATATACCAGCACAATGGAAACAAAAAGCCATTATTCCTTGCTATTTTAATAACAAGAACGATATGGAAAAAGAAATCGCAAATAAGACATGGATTGGAAGGACGGTTCGTATTCTTTTCCCTATAGAAATTGAAGGAATAAAAAATGACTACACATTTGAATTTACAGTTAACGGTACATACTGATAACTAAAAAACAATGCAGCCGGGGAAGAAACGACAAAACCCAGGCTGCATTTTCATTCATATAGGGTGGAAAGACAAACTACATCATCTTTTTCTCATAATTATATCGCCCACCACATTTGCCAGCACATTAGAGCCAAATCCTCTTATCCCGTCAAGTTGAGCTACCATCCGGATAAGGAGGTCCAGCTTTTCTTCTATGCGGCTGTTACATGGCTGCCGGCTCTCCGTACATGCGCTTCTTGAAGTAACGGCGCACCTGAAAGTTCTTGTCCTTGTCTTTCAGGTAGGACACAGCTTTCTTGTAGCATGAAAGGGCCATCTTTTCGTTCGGCACTTCGGCAGGTGTCTTGTATCCCATGTCTTCAGCGATGCTGTATGCCATGTCGCTGTAAATCATGTTGGCTGTGACACAAAGTGCATACGAGTTGTACGAAGGTTTTTCTTCGGGAACTCCTCCAAGTTGTTTCACGGCAGCCACGAAAGTGTCATGCCCCCAGTGGAATCCTTTCAACCCATCTTCGTTGACCATGGTTTTACCGATATTCACGGCCTCTGTTTCCGACAAAAAATTATCCCAGCACATTGCTTCGAGGTGGCTCAACCAGCTCATTGCCATTTCCGGGTGCATCTTTGCCATTTCCTTGAAATAATAGGTAGCAGCTTCGCCGAATATTTTCATATTCTTCACGTCCTTGCTGTCCTTCATCTTATCATACAGCTCCTCGTAACGGGAGATCATTTGTTCTCTATCCATATCTCGATATTTTTAAATTAGTTTCTTCAAAACTTCCCGCCCTCGCGGACGGGAAGCCACTCAAACATTTTTCCTTTTCCTTCGCTTTTTTACGGGTTCATCGGCAGATGCCAGACTGAAAGCGCTAAACGCGGCTGCCTGAACTTCGTTAAGCGGGAAAGGTAGCAGTAATCGTGACCGGAGTAGCAAGACTCACTGCATACGCACGGTTGCAGCATTTCACGTTCTCAGGACTGATCTGCGTGTTCAGCGTGGTAATGGCGATGGTAGGAACAGCGTTTGCCGCACCGACAAATGCCACTTTGAACTGCTCTGTGAACTGCTTTACCACGGAGCGGCAGGAGTTCTTGGGCTGGTAAACCACTGTAACAGCTGCGTTGATGGTGACAGTAGTTACCGTGTCGTTGGTGCTCTGTTCAACGACCGTGTAGTTTACACCACCCGTAGGCTGTATGGAACCTGTGGAGCAGAATGGCTGGCACAGATTTTCGACTACATTAGCCAGATACTGCTGGCTGGTAGCCGCGATTGCAATTGGATTTAATTGAATCATAGCTTTTGGTTGTGTTTGTGTTATATATCTTTTACAGGACACCAGGCCGCCTGTATTCGGCACTTATTTCTCTTCTTTTTCTCGTGTTTCATTCTTTGGTGCAGGCTGCGGTTGTGGGTGCGACGGCTGTGCCTGCGGAATCTTTACCACATATTCTTCCGGCTTCTGATACGGAAGGTTGCAGTCCAGGTATTTCTTCAGTTCCACCAGGTCATCGCGGTCGAAGGTGAAAAATCCGTCGATTATGGAAAGCTTTCCCTGCTGGATGGCAGAATCTACATAACCGTGAGCCAGTTCCGGAATCATATCGTCCGGAATGCGGGATACAAATCGTTCAAGGAACGGACGGATCATTTTTGTCCCTCCTAAAGATGCCAGCGAATTGATTTCATTGGAAATCTGCCATCCGGGGCCTGCGAGTCCGATTGACTTGAATAACTTCTCCACCGGAAGCATACCGGCAGAAATACCGTTGAGCGTATTGCCCATCATAACCGGAATGACCGGCTCACCCCATTTCAGGATGACAGCGGTCAGAATCTGTGCGTTTGTCATTGTGCTGCGTGTTTGAGTTGTTTGTGTAGAGTATGAAAATCATAAGGGAAAGGGGAAGGCCGATGCCCTCCCCCGGATTTCAGCAGTTGATTACTGAGCAGACGGACATCCGCAGCATCCATCCTGACATACATTGCTTGACGGGATGTATGTCTTGGTGATAGCCTGCAAAGCGGCGATGCTGTTCTGCATGCACTGCAGAGCAGCGGTGTTGGTACCGTTGTAAACGGCCTGCTGCATGTTGACAGCGGTCTGAGCGTCCTTGTTGGAGCGAACTTCCACTGAAAGTTCCTTAATCTGACCCTGCAAGTCCTTATAGGCTTCCACGATCTTCTGGTCAGTGTACTTGTCAGCCTTCAGCAAAGCGATTTCTGAATCCTTTGCGTTCAGTTGTTCCACCATGTTCAACTCATAACGGCTTACGGGCATGTTGTCTGAGCAACATCCTTCTCCGTTCCATCCCCAGCCATTGCGACCCAGGATGTTACCACCGTTGATACCCAAAAATGATGCGATGCCGGCTGCAGCCCCCACCGTGTTGAAATTACCTTGTCCCTGGCCGGTTACGTTGTAACTTTGGCCATCCATACCTTTGATTGTCATACTGTTTTGTGTTTGTGTTGTGTCGTGAACTATTTCCCGACATGACAAAGGTACGGACGAAGCATTACTCTGGGAATGAGTTATTTCCTAACCTCTTCCTGATCCTTTCGCAACTTATTCTGAATATTTTCTGTGTGCTGAAACGCTGGTCGAAATTGGTATGAATCTGGTTGACGGCACGCTCCGTCTTTCCGATTCGTGCAGCGATATACGACGGATTCAATCCGCTCTGAAAAAGGAAATGCACCAGCAGATAGCGTGCATCTACCGTTTCTGTGTCCTTCCTTCCGGAAAGGATCTGTGCGGACGGTATTTCCGTTTCCTCCGATACCATGCGGAGGATGGTGTTAAAAATCTCACTCTTACTCATCGTTTCTTTGTTTATCGGGCACGTCTGCCCTGTGTTTTTCTCTTGTGTTTAAAGAAACAACCTGCCGCTACCATTGCAGCAGGTTGTAATTAAGCGTAACGCCCAGAAACGGTTCTGTCTTCCCTGAAAGCCCTATCCCGTATCCGGCGCTCAGTCCTATCCCCCACCTCTTTTTTTTCGGTGCCGGTGCATTTACCACCCCCGTCTGTGTGCGTCGGTAAAACTCTGCCGACACCAGCTGCGGGCAGTACCCTGAAATGACTATCCGGTAGTTGTCCGTGCGGTATTCCTTCTCTGTGAGAGGAATAATCACGTCTACGCTGTCTTTCCCTGTAGAAAGCGAATCAGAAACAACCGTAACCGTATCCGCTATGCTGTCCGGAATGGAAGCTGGCCCGGACGGTTTCTGCGGACGATATACCGGAAGGAGTGCGGTGTCTGTTCCTGCGGGACGCTCTGACACGGGAGGAGCAACTGCCGTGTCGCGTATCGTATCTACCCTGACGGGAAGCCATACGGTATCACCCTGTCCAGACTGCGGCGACGCGCATCCACGGAAGAAAAGCGAAAAGAGGAGCGCGGCCGACAGCAAGCCTACCAGTATCCACGGGAGCTGTTTCATACGTCCAGGTATTTACAGATTCCCTGCACATGCAGCGTGACAATCTTCTGGCGGCCTTCATCCGACAGAAGGAAGTCCACATCTTCGCGATTGTCCTGGAAAAGGTTTTCAGTCAGCACAGCCGGGCATACGGTGTGCTTCAGAATATAGAAACCGCTTTCCTTGTCGCTGTCGCCGTCGGCGGTGTCCTTGCGAATCTTCATGCCTTTCAGCACCTGCTCCGCACTCTGATACAGACATTCGGCCAGTTTGTCGGCCTTGGTCTGACCTACGCTGGTCCATGCCTCCCATCCGCGTGCGGTCATCCACTGCGTGCCGCTTCCGGCAGCGTTACAATGGACGGATACCAGGATGCTGTCTTTCACCCGGTTGGCGCGTGCGCACCGTTCCTGAAGCGAAATGTCTTCCTCTTCCGGAACGAGCAGCTGCGCGTCAAGCCCTTTCTTCTTCAGCGCATCCACCACACGGCGTGCAATGTCGCGTGCATAGGCATATTCGCGCAACCGTCCGTCGGGCGACTGCTTCCCTTTGGTGTCTGCACCATGACCGTTATCAATCCAGATTCTCATGTCGTGTATAGTTTAGTTTGTGTGTTGTGACTGTGGTTATGCAGAAGCCAGAACCCCGGCCTTTTCAAGCTCGTCAATCAGCTTGTTCAGTACGGTATGTGCATCTTCCGAACCTGTAGCATCTGTTACATGGGCACCCTGTTTTACAATTCCGGGCTTTGCTGTTGTAGCATTGGTATATGTGGTGTCTGTCCAGTTTACCGTGACATACGCTTTACCTGCTCCGTCTACTCTTACAGCATAGTTCTTCCCGCTTTCTGAAAATCCGGTCTGGATTCCTCCCAAAGCAGAGTCGCTGGCTTTCGGGAGCACATAGCTTTCACCACCTCCGCCACCGCCGGCTGCTGCGGTATCCTTGATGACCAATGCCTTGACTTTTTTCACCTCCACATCGCTCAGAAGCCGTACCTTCATGCCGGCAGGTACATTGATTTCAATTACTGAATTTGTGAAATTCACCGTATCCATTGCGACGGGTTCCATGGTGTCAATAAACTGGGAGATTGAAAGCCTTCCGCTTTTCACACCCTGAATCTGCACCATTGTACGTCCTTCGGAAGTATATTCGGCCACATAGCCTTCAGCTCCCTTCTTAAAACTGATTTCGTCCATTGTTTGTGTTGTGTTTTTGGTTTGTAACTCTATTTATAGGGATTCTCCCGGTATTCCGGAAGAATGAACTGTATGTTCACCGCTGCATCGTGCAGCACCTTGTGGGTTTGTTCCTCACTTACCTCCATTTCGTCGGTAAACTCGCAGAAGATGTTTCCTACCCAGTCGGAAGCGCTGTTCAGCCTCTTTATGGCTACGGCGCGACAGCCATTGGTTATAAACAGGGATTTGGCCATCTTGTCCTTCACTTGAGAGTCTATATCCGTATAGCAGAGAAAAAGGTTTTCGGCCAGCCCTCTGCTGAATACTGCCATTTCGCTCATAGGGAGCCGCTGCACGTTGTCCTTCATGCCCGACACCCCCTTGCGTTTCACTTCGAAATAGATGGAAAGGAAGGCTGCATTACCCAGCGGGTGCGGCTGTACGATGTACACCCTGTCGGCCTTTGTTTCGTAGAGCACCTTCCACAGCTCACCAAATACCTTAGCCGTGTTTTCGCTTCGCTTGAAGCTAAGACGTTCGGTTTCCTGCTTGTACCGTTCCAACTTCATATCGTTCATCTTGTCACGATACTTCTGCGTCATTTTGTTGTACTGAGTAAAAATCAAGGTACCCACAGAAACTACAGCTGCGCTTATGGCCGTCACCATTTCTGCGTCCATTCCGTGCCTCCTTCCGACTCCCCGTTATTCCATCTCTTCCGTATTATCCTTAAAAAGAGCGGCAATAGCTTTTACCACATCGTAGAAACCGCATCCGCTAAGGCCGGCAGCCAGTCCGTAAATAAGCGTTCCCCACCATTGGTATCCTTCGAGCAGAGGAGTAAGCTGAAGCGCCCATGCCAGCACGCACACCATCATACCTACCGCCACGCTCACACCGATTTTTGCGAGCTTGCTTTCTGAAATGGCAGGAATGACTTTCAGGATCTGTGTCACGATGGCCGAAATAAGTGCTACGATTCCGGTAAACGTGCCCAGGTCGATTACGAATCCTGCAGTAGTAGGTTCAGAGGTTACAGCTCCCTGTGCGAAAACGGTCACTGCAGAAATCAGCAGTGCAAACATTAAAATCATCTTTTTCATCTTGTCGTCGTTTTTAGTTAAACATTTGGTTTTTGTTGCAATACAAAGTTACGAAGAGCACATTGGAGAATGAAGGACAAAAAAACGACGGTTTCTCGGCGGACAAAAACAAGAAAGGAGACAATCGCTTGTCTCCTTTCTGTGTTGATAAAACTCTCATCGAAGAAGGGAATCCCTGTTTTCCCTATCACGCCGCTAAATTACAAAAAATATTTATATCCGAATAAAACGGGTCTGTTTTTTTGATAATTGAATGCTTATTTGCACTTTAAAACAATAAAAAGAAGGACGGATGTGCAACACTTTGCTCCGCCCTTCAAGCCAAATAAAACAAACCTGCAATTAGGTTTATTTATTACAAATATAACTATTTCTTTTACAGGTATTGCTTTTTATGTAATTTTTTTCTAACTTGTGATAGCCAAATAAAATAAACCTTCTATGAACAAAATCAAGTATTCTATCTGCGTCAAAGAATTTGATTCAGGTATGTTCAGCGTATATGTGCGCTGCGAACAGTTCGGTAAAAGTATCTTAATTGATACAAACGTACATGTGTTTCACGATGAATGGGATGGTGAAAACGGGCTTATTATCCGTAACCCAAATGCAAGGAAACTTAATCTGTTTATCCGTAAAACGCTTTATCAGCTTGAAGAGTATGAACTTGATTACGACGGAGAGTTTACACTTTCAAAGCTGAAGGAAATATGGGACGGGCGTGAGTCATCTAATGACTTCTATTCGATGATGGAATATCAGATAGAACACCGCGATATTCGCGAAGGAACAAAAGGAATACACCGGCGTGTGCTAAAGCATCTCAGGAAATTCTGTAAAGAATGTTCAGTTTCCGATATTACGGAAGATTATGCAAAGGGATTTATACGCTATATGCGTGAAGCCGGTCTGAATCAAACTACAATAGGTATGCAGATACATGTGCTTAGGTGTTATTATAATATTGCCAGGAAATTGTTTGGCAACAAGGTCCCTTCCGGTAGTTTCGACTTTTATCATGAAAAGCTTTCAGACCGTCTGAAATATAAAATGAAGTCGCTAACTGACGATGATATTCGTAAAATTGAAAATTACATAGCACGTACCGACACTCCATCACGATTCATTGTTACACTTGACAGATTCCTTTTTATGGCTTACACCGGAGCAAGAATATCAGACTTTGCTTCATTCTCCCCGAAAAATTTCACCATAGAAAATGGGAAAATGTGGCTTACCTATACTTCCATAAAGACAAATACAGGCGTTAGGATACCTATTTCTTCTATATTCGACGGAAGAGCAGAGCAAATAATAAATAAATATCTTTACAGGCTTGATGATTTTTTCGGAATAAAAAAGGAATTGTTCAATGCCAGATTAAAAACTGCTATAAAACATGCAGGTATAGATAAGAATGTTTCAGCTCATGTGGCTCGACATACTTGTGCGTCAAGACTTGTAAACAAAGATGTTCCTGTTACTACAATACAAAAGGTAATAGGTCATAGAAGCTTAAAAATGACAATGGTGTATGCACAGACAAGTGAAAGCACTCTGGTACGACAACTGTCTATTTAATTAAAAAATAAGAAAAGTGAAGACGAATATCTTCACTTTTCTTATTGGTTGTTGTGGGAGAACTGATTGGAACTGTAACAGAAAATAAAAATGGTCTTGCAACAATTAGAATGTATAATTGCCTACCTAAACCTTTGGTTGCAAATAAGACTGATGAATACGTTAAAATATGTTCTATTAACCAGATAACAGTTGGTTCGATTTTATACACAGTAGGTAATCAAGATATTGGGATTAGATTCTGTGGCATCATTGATATTACTGCATCTAATAATTCTGGAGGGAACATAAAAATTAAATTAACAAAGTTGTCAGGAGTTATAGATTCAGTACAGATCTATTACAAGAAAAACGCATCAGGTGGGTATGATATGGCTATAAAAAACCCTGTGGCATACGGATTTCACACAGCCATATCTAATACCTATTATATAATAATGGATTCTTCAAAATTTACTGACATAGAGGGATGGACATTGGTAAATTAAGGAAGATTTTAGCTCCCGATAATGTATCTTATCTATCACAAATTTATAATCAATTTTAGGAGGCTGTCAGCGCAGCCTCCTATTAGATCAAGGTTCTATTTCAACTGCGCCTTCTGGTAATGTATCTACCCTTGAGAAATCATCGTTTATTATATTTAAAGTAGTATATTTGGTTACCCATATTTTGCCAACAGCTCCGTTGGTTAAATTTGTAGTAATATAAATAGACGTTGTTTTGTCGTTACTATTAAAATAATAAGCTAATTTTAATCCGACATCAACTTTGTCTTTAGTCCCTAAAGCTATGACATAAGGAGTACATATTGTACTATGTGCAATACCCAACAATAAGACACTTTGCCTATCAGCACCATATCTACCAAACTGTACTTGCATTATCGAACTGACACGAGCAAACGTATCTTCGTTTTTTATTGTCGTTAAATGTACCCAATTTGTGCCTGTGAATTGTTCTGATGTCATTGGGAATTTGATAGGGATTTTATTATCAACATCTAGCAGTCCTCCCACAACTGATATTATCTCAGGATTTTGTATCGCGTCTTTTAAAGATTTTTTCTGTATCATAATCGTAAATTTTAAATTTAAATTAATAAACTACTATCTCTCTTGTGGTGGCAATATACCATAATCCGTCATCCCCTTTTGATACGATATATTCCTCCACATATCCAAGTCCAACTCCCCATTCATTAAAATATTTATAGCTCCCGTCAATCTTAGCACAGAATGAAGAAGTAGATTTAATTGCAGAGGGAGAATCATTTCTTGAAATACTCCTACCACGAATCCGGAATTGAAATCCATCGGGGACTGAAGATGTAGGTGGTATAACAATTATATCAATTTTTTTGTAAAAAGCATCGGCAGATACGTCCAACAATGATCCCTTGCTGAAATCAATATTATATTCTGATACATGCGATGTGAGCTCTTCATTTACGATCCTCCACTCATATACCATATCTGATTTCATTATAATTCTACCCAATTCGTCAAAACGAATACTCTTTCCACCAAGATGTCCGGTTCCTTTTAAAAAGTCTAATAGAATCATCGGAGTGAACTTATCCATTTCAGGAGAAAAATCTTTGTAATCAGCTGTTATATTCCCGTTAGCATCAAAACCATTCTGGCTAAACATATACTGGTCATAGAATATGGCCTGCCCGATTTTAGCGAATTGGATCAGGGCAAGTTCTATTTCGATAGCATTGAAATGCTCAAACGGAAGCCATGTAGCATTTTCCCCGTTCTTGGCATAATCTTCTGCCGGTGTCATGCCCTGCTCAGTCCCCAGCCATGTTCCGACCTTGTTCATCACATAACGAACTGCATCCTGCGCCGTGTTCGGCTGGAATACGACATAAGGAGCCACATTAGCCGAACACGTATATCTCATGGTAGAAGAATATATACCAGCCGGATAAGGAAGCCTGGTCACTGGCTTAACACGATAATTAACCTCTGTTCTTTTTTCTGCAATCATAGTTATTCCTCCGTTGTTATTATTACAGAAACATTACCTGAAGCCTGCTCGCACATAGCCTCTGTCACGGTTCCGCTGTATGATGCAACCTTAGCCGTGTCCGGATTAAGGATATTGCCTGCTGAATCCGTGAATACGAAAAAGAACTTCATGTCCTTGAATTTTGTTATGCTGCCACGCTTCACCAAAATAGGAGTATAAGTAACACTTCCACCGGAACCCTGCTCGATAGTTTCATTCTCCGGATTAGGATTTGGTAGGATATCGAACGGATCACTGGCGTCTATTACCGTCTGTACGTCCATACCGATAAGGTTTCCATCCTGATAGACTTCTACCTTAAACTGTCCGGTAGTATCGACCATATCATTATTAACTGATAATGTCTGCCCTGTCTGTCCGCCTATTACAGACCACGTTCCAGACTGCAGGGAATACCATTTATATGTCAGATTAGCCGTCAACTGGTCGCTACCTATCCACGCTACAGCCTTCAGTATACAGGAATCTCCCTTATCGGTTAGTGTAAAGAATTTATTGTCACCGGCCATGATGGTCACACGTTTGCTGTTTCCAACACCCACCGTTATCGGTATATTATACACAGCCTGAACCTTGTCGGAGGTATTACCTACCGCAATCGTAGCTTCTGCCTTGATGTTACATGCCGCACCTCCGGATGCTTTTACAAGGTTTTTCATGATTTTCAGGGCAAAGTAATTCTGTACTCCAGCTTGATAAGGAATACTCTGGAAGTGACCTGTTTCGCCGTTAAAACTATTCGTTGAAACCTTGTCGCTACCGAATGACAATTCAGTGTCATTAAAGTACCATTTCACCGAGCTGGGAACAACCAGTCCGGCCGCGACCAATGAAGATGTAATAATGTAACTTAACATAGGCGTTAATGTAGAAAAATCCGGAGATATGTTTGTCGGATTATCAGCAGTACCCTGATATTCCTGATACAGGTCACCCATGTTGGATTGCAGGAAAGGCATGTATACACTACCCTTGCGCAAAAACACGACCTGCCGTACTGAACTAGCCTCACTCATTGCTGCCTCCTTCCTTGTTAAGAGCTGTAGGTGTATCTGGGAACTCAGGTAAAATTGTCGGTTTGTCATCCCGATATTCATCCGGAGTAGTTACTTCTGCCGGGTTCTCAATACCGTCCGTTTCCAGACGAGCCGCCTGTGGAGTCAATGCAACGCCACCCACGCGAGTTGCTCTGTCAAATATTGTATCACCTTCAATCCGGTTCAAGTCAGCCTGCCACAACAGCACATTACCGTCTGCCGTCTTATTGCGTATTGCAGTAAGACTCATCTTATCTGCAACCTGTTTTGTCACTTTCACATAAAAAGCCATAGTCGTATAATTTTTTAATTGTTAATTCTGTCAAAAAGTACATTTCCGTCAGCGTCCTGCAATACAGAACCGTCCGTGTCATCAATAAGTATAGCTTGCGAGCCACGATCTTCGACCTCAACTTGCAGCATCATCCCTGGGATAAACGTAATCGTAGGTTTGATGCCCTCAGCCTGCTTGGAATAACTCTGAGAATACGGAGATTTTACTTTCCATACAAACCGGAACCATTCTTCCGGATCAGGAACAACACCCATTCCGTCCATCACAAACGCTTCCAATTTCAATTTCTCCGTTCCTCCGGCAACCTGCGTGGGTGCTCCTTTCCAGTCGACTTCCACTTCCGGTATGCGGCGCCGTATGGTGGTTGTTGCCGTGGGAGCATCGTCAGGAGGAGCAGAAGGTAAACTGCCATCTGCCGAATATCCCAGCTTGCAGACATAAGTCTGCTCTTCCCCAATATAATCCTGATTAATGGTCAGCGTATTGTGGTTTATACTATCTACCTCCCAGTCATTATCTCCGTTCCCGTCTGTAATAGGTTCCAGACTGCCTTCGTTCATGCGGAACCAGAAGAACTGACACTTCTGCTTGTCGGAGGCTATGTCAGATTCACCGGCAAACACGGATGCGGTTATCTTACGTGTCAACGGATTGCGTAACGGATTCCATGCCACAGTTGCAGGACTGTCGAGTTTCAAAATCGGTGCCGGGAGTGTTGCGTCCGATACGGCTATGACCGTACTCATTCGGAACATATATACCTGACTGGTACGGGTATCGACATACTCAGCGTAAAATTCAAAGGCAAGAGGTGAAGAAACAGAGGAATTTCTTTTTACCTTAATCTGTCCTTTATTATCTCCTTCTGTGGTTATCTCGTAGTCAACATTTCCCGAACTAATCAATGTGCGCTGGGTTCCGACTATCTGATACCACTTCATGTTAGTAAGAGATGCGTTCACTGAACCGCTCTTAATATACGAATTAGGATCGGTAGCGTTACATCGCGGGAACAGTACCAGAGGTGTAAGATAATAATCAGGTGTATATTCCTTAGTGTCCGCGCTGTATATCTGACGTGCTGGGACACTGCCTACTACTTCTATGCTTCCGCTAATTTGCAACGGAGCATAATTCACATCTATTCTTTTCTTATTAGTAGCTGTTATCATAATCAAAATCCTTTTTCCTTATCTGATATTTTCGTTTCCTGCCCATCCCTCAGTATTGCCGTACACTTAAAAAGACATTTCACGCCTTTGCGGAAGTCAATACCAAGATCATCTTCTGTGAGTGTAAGTATCTTACCTGCGTCTGCTCTCTTGATAGCCCATGCGTTGTCCTCTGAAACGTTTCCTGTGTCACGCGTCCATGTTACATCCGTATCGAGAACATATTCCGTAATGTCCCTGTTGTACAATTTCCCTGTCATACGAAAGGTAGTGAATACGACTCCCTCTCCTAACTGGGTATCGTCAACATTCCAGCCGTTGTCACTTTCAAAGTCGATTGAAAACTCCGGATTCCCTTCAATCATCGCCCAGCCCGTGCTGGCATAGCGAGGTTCGTCCGTCGTACCGGTGACAAGACATTTCCAGCGACATCCGTAATGCCATACTGTATCGACCATTTCCTTACCGGACGTATAAGGATTATCGCTCTGAGCTACCTCCAATGACCAGAAACCACGGTCGTTCAGTTGCACGACAACCAAACCCTGATAGTTAATTCGCATCAAGTCCTGAATGGCTATACCACGGCAATACACATAGCTATGCAGGTAATTGATAGGGAGGTTATCGAACAGTTCCAACCTCTTCAGTTTCCCGACAATGATGCTGTAGTTAGATTCCTCGAGTATAGGTTTCGTGACACCATCAAGCATACAGATACAGCCTTCATAGCTGGATATATACCAGAATCCCTGCCGTTCTTCATCAACTGCATTTCCTCGACGGGTAATTACCATGCCGGAAGCAGGAGGATAGTTCTTACCACCAGGCACCTCTTCATCAGGATAAAGAACCACGTTAATCTTATTCTCTGCCTGCATTACATTTAATACGCGGAACCAGCTATCATAATATTCTCCTGCTGTGTTCAGGTTATTCACTGAGCCATAACTTACGTCCTGCTCTTTGAAAGCTGTGATATCATTGTCCCAGCGGCGACGAAGATACAGATCATACGTGCCGTCTTCGAGAAGTTCAATCCGTTCGATAGTTCCCGCCTCAGAGTAAGTGACATTGCCTTCCTGAGAGAACCAACGATTGTATATCAGTTCTTTCACGATCATTGCGCTGCGCACTTCAAGTCTTTCGAATTGTCCACGCCCATCAGGATATATACCAGCACCCTTGCCGGCAATCATGCTGTCAATAAACTCGCCAAACTTGAGAAGAAATTCTGTCTGGTCCTCACGGTCTTTACTTAAAAGTCTTTTCCTAAGTTCATCAAGATATTTACCCATCAACAGTTTTGTTGTGGGCAAATTTTCATCGCTTTCTACAAAATTACCATCATCTCCCTGGCGTGCCACATCAGAAATCTGCTTGTCGTTGATAACCAGCTTGCCGATAATGGAAAGCGTGCCTTGAACTATGTAGGAAGTGAAGCGTTTCAGCGGACGGATAAGGTCATCGGCTGTCACTTCAAACAGTTCTTTCCATCCGGCTGTATCCTGCGTTTGTCCTTCAGGAGTAGAAAGCTTACCGTAGTCCAGTGTAATTTCACGGTCGAGGGTGGCAGCTTCCTGACTGTCGGTGGCGGTAATGCTTCCGATACGTATGTAATAGAAATCTTCGCTTGGATTCTCTCCGCCGATGCTTCCGTCAGTAGCATAGTCGTTCACGGAAAAAAGCACCATTGCATCGTCAGAACCACGTTCCAGACGGGCATAGATGTAGTGTGCCTCCGTGCGGTTCAGACGGGTGTTGTATCCCGTCAGCGTCCAGCTTCGGTATTCTCCGTTGGGCAGATAATCTATGCCGTAGCTTTTCTGCGGAGCCACCATGATGGTACAGCCCGGAACCACCCCCACCTGAATCAGGTTGGGGTTTTCCAGTGCATTTTCTGTCATGGACACGCCCTGGTAAGAAATTCGGTATACGTTACTCTGGTAATCGGTTATCATTTCCCTTTTCTGTATTTCTGATTCATTTTCTCAATTTCCTTGGCTTCCTTGGCCATGGCATTCATAATTCCCAGGATGCGGACCGCCTCGCTGTCGTACACTGCGTCGTAGTCACTGAATCCCTGATACTTCATGATGTTGTTAATCATCTCCACCTCTATCTTGATGGGGTTCTGCCGTCCGTTCTTTTTCCCGTTAGGCGTGAACAGCTCCGGATACATGCGTGCGTAGGCTTCCTGCACACTCTGGAAATACTGCACCATGACGGGGAACATGCGGGCTTCTACCATGCTAAACCAGCGGGCGTTTTTCTGTATCTGCCCGGAGTTGAACGACCACACGCGGCGCTTACACTTGCGCAGGTAGCGCCCTTCGCGTATCTCTCCCGTCTCGCGCACCGATTCGTTGAACAGCGTGGCCAGAAACCGGCATCGTGCCTGCTTCATGCGGCGCAACTGCATCCGGATGGCGGCATGGGTCGATTTTCGCCTTACAAGCGTCTGTAGAACCTTCTGTGCGTCCCAGTACATGATAAGCAGGTTCTGTGCGGACTGGTACTGCGCAAAGCTGACATCGGACATCACATCTTTCGGTGCTTTCAGACGAAGGGTCCCCATACGAAGGCGGATAATTCCGTAGGGAGTGACGGTGCGTGCAAAAGGATTGTCCAGGAAACCGAGCTTCTGGTCTATCCACTGGTCCACCTGCCATGCCCGCATGGGAATGCGCTCAAACAGGTGGCGAATCCCTTTGCGCCGGAAGAGAAACACCGTTTCACCATTTTCATCGGTCACGGTGCGCCGCACGATTTTCAGTCCGAGAAATAGCATGAAGCACTTCAGCTTGAAAAGGCGGTCGGCACGTTCCTCGTCGCCTGCCGCAGACATAGCCTCCTTACGCTTGTAAAGTCTGTTCACCTCTTCCAGCTCTTCGGTCGACAGCCGGTTCCAGCTGTCGGGAAGGGCCGGAAGATGTATCTGGTAGTTTGTCGTATCCATTTGTCGTTTCTTTATACTCCAAAGTTAGGTATATGACAACTGGGAATGAAGGACAAAAAATCAGTGCCGGGTAAAGGCTTGCGGACGCATGACGAAGATGGCGTTGTCCTGGTTGTCATAATCGAATATGGGCTGCTTGTCCGGTCCGGTTGTTTCAGTGAGCGGCGGCACATACAGCGGAGAATCCTTTATAAACTCTCCGAAAGAATCCTGATGGTTGGAAATGAATTTCCTCGCCTTTGTCATGGAGTAAGCTGCCTCGTTTTCGCTATACTTGCGCTGTTTTTCCGGACGGCGCGACTCGATGTACAATGCCAGCGCCATGCGCAGACAGTCCACCGCCTTCTGCCACACCGCATTTATGGCATCCTTGTCTTCTCCCGTGAAAAGGTCGGACTTTAGCGAGCGCGTGCACCATTTCACCAGCGCATCGGTCAGCTCCTCCCCTATCTCCGGCTCTATGTAAGCGCTCTGGCAATAGCGTATGTCAGGCAACATGGAGATGAATTTCTCCCGGCTTTCGTTGATGTCCAGAAAACGGTTCATCTCGATGGCGGTAGTAAACAGCAAGTCGCCCTGCAGGTAGAAATACCGGCTTTCGCGCCACAAATCGGCAAACACGGGGGCCTGACTGCACGCATCCTCTTCCAGGAATACCAGCAGACGGTCCACTCCGCGACGGCCCTTGAAATACGCATCGCGCTCAAACCGGCTCACGGATTTCTCGTCGGCCTTGTCGTACCCGTCGGTGTACACCTGATTCAGCCCACCCCCGTCGTTCAGACTCACCGTGAGAATGCCGGTGCTGTTGGCCAGCGACAAGTAGACCACCGGAAGCTGACAGGCACGTATCAGACGGATTTCGGGTGTAAGGTTTTCTTTTTCCACGTAGGCCGCCGTCACTCCGCCATACTCTTCCATGGCCTTATCGTATTCTTCGCATACCTTTTCGTAGAGTTTCCGCCCAAGTATCGGCACAAGAATATTCTCTTCTGTCTCTTCCATGATTGTGAGAAGTGACTGGTCGCCGCTGTACACGCTGGTGGGCACGTATGCCCTGATTTCTTCGGTTTTCGTTACTAACATAGTCTTTGTGTTTTTCCTCAAAGTTAGCGGTCTGATTCGGTAGTTTGAAGGACAAAAAACAAAAAATCGGAGGTTTTATGAAATTTAGAAACAATTTTAATGCGATTCCGGTTTAAAATTGTTATTTTTGCGGTAGGTAAAATGTAATAAAACGATGAACATGAAATCTAAAAAAGTTATGAAAAAGACTTACGTGCTCATGCTTTCGCAATCTTTCCCGACCAAACATCCCCGGTCTGGGAGCCCTACCGGATTCCGTGAGAAATTCCTTTCCGGAGAAAAACGACACACCATCCGGTCCAACTTTCCGCTTTGGGCAAAACGCATACATGAGGCGCAGCAAGGTGAAGCGGTTATCTCCGTCCGTCAGTGGGAAGGCCGTCCGTATTTCAGCAGACAAATAACAATAGGCTGTCTGACTGCGGAATCTGGAACAGGTATTCAGAAACTTACCTTCCAGCTGGATCGCGACGGATGTGCCTCTTTCAATTTCTTTGACATCGACGGTAAATATCCGGAACTGAAAGAACTTGCGGCCAACGATGGTCTGTCGGTAGACGACTGGAAAGAGTGGTTCCGGGGTTATGACTTCAGTCAGCCGATGGCAGTTATTCAGTTCGGTGAATTCAGGTATTAATGATGAAAGAGTATTTTATTGCTACAGCAATTTTTGTAGGTCTTGTGGCTTTCGTTATGGCAATGAGCTATTTCTCCGGTTTGGATTACGACATCCTTTTCATAGAATTTATGCTTACATACTTAGTGATTAATAAATTATCTGAAATACAAAACGATAAAAAAGAAAAATAATATGGCAGAAGTATTACAAGAAAAATCCCCTATCGCCCGTAAAGAACACCGGTGCGATTATTGCGGTGGAACTATCCACGCTGGAGAACGATACAAGAATCAGACGCTTGTCTATGATGGAACTGTATATCCATGGAAATCTCACGAACACTGCTATTCACTTACATCTTACATAGAATATGACCCCGACTATGGTATTTCGGAGGATGATTTTCAATCGTGGGTGAACGAATATGTTGCCGAAAATCACTTTGACAAAGAAAAAGACGACATAGCAGACGGCTGGTGTGACAAGTCTGTTCCGGAACTTGCAAAGATGATTTATGAGGAAATAAAGAAAAATGAAAATAAATAGGATATGGATTTCAAGAAATTAAAATTACTCACAGAACTGATTGATCAATATGAATGGCAAATGGGCCATGGTCTTGCGGTATGGATAGAATATTCTAATTGCACGACTGTTTTTGATAAGATATTGGAAATAGATACTGAACGATTTCCTAATTGTTTAGCAGAAAGAACAGGTATTTATATTGATCATTTTGAAGATATACTGAGCTTTTATACCAACGATATTGAGAAGTTGTTCCCTAAAGACGAAGATTGAAATATGCCAAAGAAAGAATTTAAGGTTGGCGAAGTTTTCCAGTGCGGACTAATTAAATTAAAGTGTATTGAATACAAGGATGAAAATCTTTCATGCAGATATTGTTTTTTTAGATATAAATGTGATTTTGACATAGTAGGATTTTGTAGCTCAAAAAACAGAGAAGATAAAACCAATGTAATCTTTGCGAAAGTGGAGGAATGATATATGGCAAGAATAGAATTTACGGAAGAACAAGAAAAGGCTTTAATAAAATTCATAGCAGGGAGGTTTATTTGTAGAAGCTGTTCTAGTTGCAAGCATGAAAAAGGATCAACTTATCCATTGTCAAAAATATGCTCTAATTGCAAGGACTATTCAAAATGGGAACCAAATAAATATCGTGTTAAAGTAGTGAAAGAGTTAATAGAAGAAATCAAATTGAACAAGTGATTATGGCAAAGACAGAATATAATTTAGGCGAAGTTTTCCAGTGCGGGCTGGTGAAGCTGAGAGTAGAGGAAGGTAAAGGATGCTGTAAATGTATATTCTATAATCAAAAATATTTTAAATGCGACATTACTCTACCCGCATTAAAGAAATTTTTAGGCAGTTGCAGTAAAAATGAAAGGAAAGATAAAACCAATGTAATCTTTGTAAAAGTGGAGGAATAAGGTATGGATTTCAAATCACAAATAGCAACTACACGCGACCAGTCGAAAATACTTCTTTCGCTGGGACTGAAACCGGAAACGGCCGACATGGTGTATCACCACACCAAAAGCCGGGTAAAATCATGGGAATGGGAACTTCAAACAAAACCTCCCACATTGAGAGGGAAGTATTGGACACCGGAAAGAATAGCAAAACTGGAAAGCCCTTTCCATAAACACCCGGACGGAACCCTGATGACCGGAGAGGAGATTTTCGACGCTCTCTGGGGAAAAGATGTTCCTGCATGGAGTCTTGACCGGCTTCTGGAAATTATGCCAAAGTCAATTACTCAAAGTAACCGCCCAAATGCTGATTTTGCAATGAATAGTGACGGAACCTTCTGGTTTATTTCATACGAAGAACTTGGATATGATATGAAGCACCAGGAAATGAATATTGGTTCTTTTGATACCGCTATTTCAATGATTAGATGGCTTATAGACAATAATCACCTAAACAAAGAATATTTAAAAGCGAAACCATGATTATTGGGATTATATTGCTTACCGTATGGCTTATTCTATCCGGATATTTGCACTATTTAGTTAGAACTGACATTTATCGTTTCCGAAAGGTAAAACAGATTAGTGCGCTTGCTGTGATATGGTTTATCCTACTTATTATTATTTGCATTTTTTGTTTTTAAATTTAAAGAAAGAATATATGAAAATATACGAGACACCTAATCCATTCTTTTTAAGCGACATATTTGTCTTTGCAGAAGTAGAGGAAATCGGGCTATGTTACATAAAAGTGAATTGTTTTAACAGAATCGAAGAAATTGGTTTTGATATTCAACGAAGAATGTGCCGGCCTATCGAAGACATTATGAAATCTGCTAAAAAAGCTGCAAAAATTCGCAGGCATATTTTCAACAGTATTGATATTGAATATTGGGGAAAAATCCGTAATCAATGGTTACGGTCCGTGAAGACTCAAACATACATAGAAAATAATTCTGGAACCATTATTATGTAGATTATGGAACATATAATAAAATTCAGAGGGAAAGGATTAATCCATAATCAATGGATTTATGGAGGATTGGCAGAAGACCGTAAGAATAACTTCGTCATACTCCCTAAAGATGATTGGCGAAAAGGAGAATGCGTAAACGAAGATACCATCGGCCAGTTCTCCGGACTCCCAGACAAAAACGGGAAAGAAATATACGAAGACGACATTGTGAGATGTGAGCATGATAACAAACTGTATGTAATCAGATTCCAGGCAGGAATGTTTTATGCTTCAGTAGAAGAATGTAACGAACGGATTTATGGAGGATTCCCCCTTCACGCCTTTACCGAAACAGCAGAAGAGGGATTCCAGTGTGAAATAGTGGGAAATATCCACGACAATCCGGAACTTCTAAAAAAATCCCAAAACTTCTCCCCCACCTGCGCAACATGCAACAGCTATGACGACGGGAAATGTACCAATTTCGGGAAGGAAGTAAAAACGGAAGATTCCTGCAAATACTATCAGTCGGACGTGATTGAATATACCTGCCAGCAGTGCGGTCGTAAATACGAAATCACTGATTCCGATGCTGGAAATCGTGAGAAATTTTGCTGCAAAGCATGTGAAAACGGATATTAATCAAAACTAAACAACCATGAAAATAGAAATTACACCCGAAGAAATGCTGGAGCGATTCAAACTCTACGGAGAAATTTATCTGCTTCTGGCTCCCGTCTGTGAATATGATGACATGGACGATTTCAGAATAGAAAGTTATGAGATTATCGACGAGCTGGATTTAGAGGATGAAATATTTTTCCTGGCAGATGGCGATGAAGTCAGATTTAAAGGCGTGGAATTTACAGAAGATATGCTTTACATTCTATATACGAACAAAGACGAATGCGAAGAATATGCACACCCAGTCATACACCTGGAAACAGAATCCATCCGAAAAGTGAAATCAATTCTTGAACAATATGTAAAGGCAATCAGCCATGAGTAAAACCAAATTATATTATCTGTTTTTGACAGCCATGTATTTGGTACTGTCGTAACCTGTAACAATATGATTGAAATTATCAAAGAAGGGAAATACGATAAGAAAATAGCGACCTGCCAGTTCTGCGGGTGCGAGTTTACTTTCGATAAAAGGGACGTGCAATCCAGGAGTGATGGGGAGTTCCCATTTACAAGAATAGAAAAAACATTGTTATATGTTTTGTGCCCCTGCTGCAATGCAGAGATAAGAGAATGGAGTGATTACCAAGAAACCGAAAAACAGAAATAAATTACCAAAACAACATTGCTATGGAATTTAAACATCAGAAAGACCTTGGTCCGGACGCTATTCAGAAATGGTGTGAGGAACTGGATGGAAAATCAAAAATAGAAATAAATGATACACAAAGGAGACTACTTTCCATTTTCAAAATGAATCATGAAATTGTTGGTAATTTCCTGAATGCACATAAAGAACTGTCTTCGCAGTCTGATTACACTTCTTTCATGATAAATCTTGTCGGTGAAAATTTTACTTACAAGATAGATTATCCTTCAGCACTTATAATAAGTACACTTATAGACCGTCCGGCCATCGCCGTAATGTATGCCAATTACCTCCAGTATAAATGTTTCCAGTACGGAGTCAAGGAAATAAACATTAATACACTGAAAGATATATTACTTTGGGAAGGAGTATTCAGTGAGGAAGTTTTGCATGAAATGTGGGACAAACAGAAATTTATATCCAGCGATAACCGTCTGCTTAACATGCTTGACTATCCTCAGTACAGAGAGTCTATCAGAAATATTAATACAGGCGATTATGACGAAAAAATAAATCAAAAAGGAATTTCCAAAATCTGTCAAAAAGCCTGGTCAAGACTCGTAGAAAAGATTAAAAAACTACTGAAATAACATCTTTACCATGACCGCAAACGATTACTCAATAGAAAAATATGTGTCTGAATACCTGAAACCGCTGGAAGAGAAAGGAATTATCACAGACTTGCGGGTTATTCCATGCAGATGCCGCATCATGTTCAGACTGAATGAGCCGTCACGAGAAAACTCAATGAAAGTCATTATCGAAACAGAGACGGATGAAGACCATATCACATTTTTTAAGTCCGATGTGTCAGTAGAGGAAACATTCAGATCACCAGAACGGAGGTTTATTTATCAAAGACTGATGGCTGCAAATAAATCCCTTAATGATGAACTAAACAGAAAATCAGTAAACACCGATTTATACATTACGAAATACCTGAAACCACTGGAAGAGAAAGGACTGATAAAGGACCTCGCAACGTGTAAGAATCATAGCGTCTGGTTTACGATGGTGAAAGACATTAAAGGCGTGAGCATTACCGTCAATTTGATTCCAGGAACGACAGTAGATACTGTTGCGTTTTTCCCTCTCCCTCTTGACATAGGTCGTTACGGAGTAGAAACAACATTTATCCCCAATCCGATAAATGATGACCACTACACGGAAAACCTTGAAAAACGTATTCAGGAATCAATGAATAAACTGAAAGAAATATTTGATAACCCACTACCGGAATAAAAATAAGTAGTATGGACAATAAAGTTAAACCAAGAATAAGTGCAGTTATTACCGACTGCCTGAAGTGTCCGCACTCTCAAAGGTATGATGCTTCTGAAAACTCACTAGGGTCGGTGCTTATATGCAAAAAAAAAAGCCAAATAATCATTAGTGATGATTATATTTATCACACAGATAAGATAAATATGAGTAACTTTATCCCGGACTGGTGTCCGCTTGATTGCTACACCGGAGAGAATGAAATTTACGGGCTTAAAGAAAAAAAACTACGTGATTCACAATGTGAAGTACCTATGGTGAGATATAGAAATTAGAAACAAGATTAAAAATAACGATAAATTATGTTTTCATTGACACAAATAACACCTACATTCGGAGATTGTACAGCCGGATATAGAGTAGATTTAGATAAAGAATATACCGTTTCTGAATTTATAAACGAAGTCCTTAAAAAAGAGCCAAACGAATGGGGATACTTCAAAATAAAAAATACTAGAGAAACAGTAGAGTACAGGCATGGTGAGATTTTAAACAACAATTTTGATAATGAAATTCTTTCAGCAAGGATAATTTCAATTTCAGCACACGGAGGATGGAGTAATATGGATTACCTAATAATAATTTAATTTTGTCATGAAAACAATACTAAATCAAAACAAAGTAGATATAACCACTATTGAAAAATACGATGAAATAAATGGCCATGATGTTATCAGGGAAACACTATTATTCAAAGGCTGTGAGATATGTCATGACACATTATATCAACATCTTATAAAGAAAAAATATCTTGAAGATACAGCTTTTTATCTGTATGGGCTCAAAGTAAATGCTACGAACAGGCTATATGTTAGCTATACGCTTGACAGATATTGGAGAAGGAATGATTTACTTCCACCAGATGTTGATGGATATGTCGTTGTACCTAAAGATATATACAATGAGTGCAAAAAAATAAATGACAGTTATAAGAGATGAAAACTATTCCATTAGATACTGATACATACCTGAATAATTACCTTGTTCCTACTTTAAAGGAATCATTAAAGGGATACAGTGTCTATGTATTAAGTAAAACAGAAATTAAGTTTCTTCTATGTCATTGTATAAGAGGTTCCAACATAGAATTTAAAATAAAAATCGGATGGTATCAAGATGAAGTGACTCTTACAATACCAAACAGAATATACGGTGGGAAGCGAGGTATTGGTATAACAATACAAAAAGGTCCTGCTGAAATGGACTTTTATGCGCAGAGACTTCACAGTATTGTTCTCAGAGGAATTGAAGAACTAAATGAAAGAGTTCTAATTGAACCTGAGTAAGAAGTAAAAATAAACCTATGGCAGAAAAAAAGAAAATCAGCACAATTGTTTCGCATTGCGAAGAATGCGTTTTCCATCGCAAATACAACTTGGAAGGCGCTAGTTTTGGATATATTATTCTATGTTCACCAACAAACAAGGTGGTAAAACGAAATAATCTAAACAAAATCATTGATGCACCAATAGAAATCCCAGACTGGTGCCCGCTGGATGACTATCAGGGAGATAATAAAACCTATGATATTTTAGATACAGAATAAAACGAATAAACCATGAAAAAAGAATTTACCGATGACCAGCTTGTATATATACGAGACGTTTTCTTTCATGAATGTGACAGATATATTGATTCAGGCGAAAGGGATATGGCGCATGAAGCACTGGATATTGTAAACGTAGTACAGTCAAAATACGACTGTGACGAATACGCCGACCTGGAATCTTTTGTACTGGACGAAAGCGGGACTTATTACTACATAGAAAAACGTGAATTGGAAGAAAGTGAAGAAGAATCTGTTAGACTGATGATTCAATTTGCCAAATCTTCGGAACAGAACCCATCTGAGGAACTGAAAGAAGCGGTAAATGAGCATTTGTATATAAACGATGCAAATCGAGGAAAAACAAAGCTGGATGTAGTAATGAATAGAAAAGTAAATATAAACAGACTCATTGTTCTTTGCATAAATTCATGCGAGGAAAGCGAATTGATAAGACTTGATGACATAGCAGACTTGCTGGCCGAAAACATTTAAAACAAAAAAACCATGGAAGAAAGAAAAATCAACTTTAAAAAGAACGATGATAAGACTCCGGTTCTTGATCCGGACGGAACATTGCACGGAATGTTGTGTGTAAAAATGGAGACGTTGGTCAAAAATTTCTCATTATTGCTTTATTTGCTTCAAAAAGGGGAACTAAACGAAGGTACAAAAGAGTCAAGTGCAGAATTGTTTGAACAAAATTCTATAGAAATTCTGAACAGCCTCGGATATGAAGGTGACATCAACAAAAAGTACAATGAATACATCCAGGAAATACGCTCACTCAACCATGAAAACCGGGAGCTAAGAAAACAGATCGGAATGAAGGTATCGAACGAGGATGCAAGGGAAAGGTTGAAACTTATCACTGAATCTTTTAAAGAATGGTGGAACAACGAAGGAACCGGAAATATAGATGAAATTATTTTCGACAGTTACAGAGCGACCGTTACATTGAGAGGGTTTATCTATCCTTCTCGTCTTGAAAATGAAATAAAAAATCAGGTGGAAATGTTGAAGAAAAAAGGATTCGATGTGTCTTCTATCACAAATTTCGGGCACCACCTTACTGCATCCGATAAAAACTTCAATAAGCTGTCAGAACTTTTCAAAAGTGCTTTCCCGCATTCGGATATTGACAAAATAAATACATTTACATATTTGGGAGGTGAAAGCAATGTAGAATATGTATATGTTATTAAAGATATTATTGTTTATTTGAATAACCTTGACGACATTAAAATCACAGAGCCATGACCGAACTGAATACTGAAAACGTGGACCGAATTTTTGCCGACTGCATGTTTCGCAGCCACGAAGAGTACGAAGAATGCAAAGAAAAAAACCTCTATCTGTTTGTGAACTCCATTCAGAACCCTACAGTAAAAGTCGGATTCCATCCCGAACGCATCGAGTCGCACCGGAATGAGATCCGCGAAATGCTTTCACAACTTCCCGACGGATTCTTCCCCGGTACAGGTGATGGAGCCTCTTTCCTTCAGGCATGTTCTACCAAAGACGGTCAGCTATGGACCGGATTCCATACAGAGACGGAAAAGCTTTGCCTGCTTGGAATGGCTGCCAAAGAAATGATGATCCTTACTCCTGATCCGGCGATATGGGTTTCACTTCCGGGAGGGATGCCCTACTTCCGTGTAGAAAACAAAAAAACAAACTGATTAATTAATTTGATATGAAAAATAACAATCTAAAACCCGGAGACAAACTGATTATGGCCGGCTATCTATGTACAGCTTTCTCTGTAATAATTATTTATTTCACTACTGACGACATTCGCCTGCTGATACTATCTGCATTTGTCTCTCTTTCGGTATTGGCCGGAATGATCATAAATATCCTGAGCCTGCTGATGAAAGTGCTTGTTGAAGTAGAGAAATCAAAATTTAATACATTGATAAACAACACTATGCAATATATTTCAGATACATGCAATAACGAAAATAAAGATTCAAAAAGCAAAGATGAAGAAAAATCGTAGTTACGCGAGTTTAGTGGCGTAGTATCGCCACCAAAAAATCTATTAAGCGCGACTGAAGTGGCGTAGTATCGCCACTGAAAAATCTATTAATAAACACTTGAGCCAAAATCAACAAAAATCCCGACAAATCAGAAGTTTTGCCGGGATTTTTTTCTGTGAATAAAACCTAAAGAAGAAGAAAAATGTATGTTATAGTGTAGATTCCGTTTCTTCTGTGCCGGTTGCGCTACGGTCGAGCGTGGTAAATGTCTGCTGACGGATGACTATTTCTCCGTGCTTGTCCCATTTGTTGAATGTATAGATATTCTTCAGGAACCGCAGATAAATGCGCTGCCGGGTAGAAAGCTGGTTTTGCTTGAGTAACTGCAATTCGCGCATGTAGGTACCTCCGGTGCTTCCGCTATTCCCGGGTGTGCTTCCAATCAAAGAAGGGTGAACCCCTATGGCAAAGAACACCACGCTTGAGATTTCGGACAACTCCTCTTTTAAATCCCTGGAATTTGTCAGCTGTGGCACATCCACAATTTCCACCGCATGCTGCATCGTCTTTCCGTCAGGACCTACAAACGAGTCCAGACAGATAGTTTTCCCGTTGTTCTCGCGGCGTTGAAGGAACTCATTCACCTTCTTATAGATACTGTCACGTACAGCTTGTTTCGCTTCGGTAGTATCCGCTCCCATTTCATCGAACATCGCACGAAGGTATTCGTTGTTGATGAAAATCATTTTCCCCCACATGGTCGCATTCTGGCGGGCCATAGCCTTGTCAGTAATCAATGTTGTGGCGTAATCGTAGGTCATCGACGGGAAGATACTCCACCAGGCCGGCTGCGGGTAATAGGGTTTCAGCATCGAAGGGTAATAGCTTGGACAGCAGAACCAGGTAGTGCGGTTCCTGGGTGATCTCTTCTTACTCTTTTCCACCTGACGCCGAAGCTCCGTAAGCATATTTTCCGGCATCAGTGTGGGATAGGCCACTACATCCTTTCTTTCCAGCTTTGGCGTGGCATCTTTTCGCCACTTCTCCGCATAATACACGTAGTTTATGCGCATCCGTTCGTCCATTTCCTCCATGCGGCAGCACACCGCCGGAATGTTTCCTAACTTGACGATTTTCGGGTCCCACTCTTCGTCCTTCCGTCCGATGCTGAGACCGATGGTCGGGAAATAAATATCCATGTGCGCGTCGTCTGTCATGCACTTCAGGTAGTGAAGTTCCATATTGTTATTTTCGCAGAACTTGTCCCATTCCTTGTCAGTTTCTTCCCAGGTTCGATAGTCTTCACGAAGCTGCTTCAGCTCGTATTCCGGTGTTCCAACCTGTGCGGTATCTTTCTGCTCCTCTCCGGACAAGGCCTGCGACCAGGTGATTGTGCCTTCCCCACCCTGCTCTTCGCCGCTTTCTGCTTTCTGCTGGTCAATCTGTGCCTGAATCTCCATGATGCGGTTGCGAATCAGCAGTCCGGCATCCTTGAAGGGAATCAGCTCAGTCTTTACCGTACTGTTTACATAGCGTGACCAGCGGTACATGAGCTGTGGCCCGAGCCCTACGGTCAGGTCGATAATATATTTGATGGCGGTCGCCGTGTACGGCAGACTTCCAACCAGCTTGTAGATGGTGTTCGGAAGCATGTTTCCCGGTCCCCATGGAATGTAACCCAGACCGGGTGTTCCGGCATTGCTGACCGGCACCGGGTTTGACTGCCGGCTGTCGAAAATATCAAACGTGCCCTGAATGGGAAGTCCGCCAATTGCCCCTCCCCCTTTCATCATTTCCGAGGAAGATACAGACGGGATTTCCGACACGCGGGCCATGCCGATATACTGGTATCCACGGTCTACGAGTGAAGTCACTTTTCCTCTGAACTCCTTTATTCCCGGGTTTGACTTCTTACGGTTTGTATTTTTTGTGTTTGTCGCCATATAACTACTTAACCAATATCTTTGTGTCGTTAATCTGCAGAATAAGTACGTCGTACACGTAACGGAAATCTCCGTTTGGCATTACCAGTTTACGGTATCCCTTTTCTCGGTTGTACGAAACGGCACGCTGCACGTTGTAACATTCGCTTATCGTTCCGTCCTTACACACAAAACGTATGTCGAACGGCTTATTTTTCCCGTCCGGAGTACGGGCGTTCATCAGCTTGTACGCCTCCGTCCAGAGCAGACGTTTGGTCGGTTTCTTCATCTTGCGTTTGTTTTGGTACAAAGATATACAAGGTTAATATGGTAATGAAGGACAAAAAAACGCACCTCCCTTCACAGGGAAGCGCGGTAAACATAACACTGATAATGATTGTATCAAACAACATTACTTTTTGCGATTATCCTTCCATCTTCCTTCACAGGAAAATAGGACTTTGCGTAAGTTTAATTTTGTCAAAATAAAGAATAAAGTGCACACCACCGTGTGCAATAACATGGTTTCTATTTTTCTCATGATGATGCAAATATATCCTATTCTCTCTGAATATCAAAAAGAAAAAGGATGAAGAACCACTGTTCCCCATCCAGGTGTAATAAAACAAAGAACATTTTCATGCTCAATTTTTTGCAAATATAATGTTTTTACCGCACATAAGCAAACTTTGAAACTAATTGATTATCTGATTTATAATAAATACTTTTATTCAAACATTATTTTATGCTTTTATATAAAAATACTTTTACTATTTTATTATTTCATGCTTTTATATTTTCATTCATTTGTATTAAAACATTATTATTCTTTTGCATATATGTATATTTGAAAGTAGATACTTTTATTCTTTAATACTTTTATGCTTTTATGTTTTTATACTTTTACTCAATTATTCTTTTATACGTTCATACTTCCATGATTTTGTACTAAAATATCTTTCTCTCACCCATTTTGTATTTCCACACAAAAGTATGTTTATATAAAAATACTTTTATGTTTTTATGTTTCTATGCTTTTATTCATTTATACTATTATTATTTTATGTATCTACGCAAAAATACTTTTATATTTTTATTCAAAAATACTTTTATGCGTTTACACATTTGAATATTTACATTTTTGCATAAAAATATTTCTGTATTTATGGCGAAAATGAAAAAAAACGACTATCTTTGCAGTGTAATAAAACAAAAACATTTGATATGGCAATTACAATTTCTTCATTCAACTGTAAGGGTGGAGTAGGGAAGACCACTACCACCGTCAATCTGGCAAAAGCCTTACATTCTCTTGGTAAACGTGTGCTGGTAATAGATGCCGACGCACAGGGTAACGCATCTAAAATGATGGGATTCCGTCTGGCCACGGAAAAGGATGGTAAAACCCTTTACGATGCGATGACAGGAAACGCAGACATCATGGAATGCGTGCTATGCGAAAACGAAAACGAAGAAAGCTTCGACTTCATCCCCTCACGCCCAAACCTTTATAAGTGCGAGCAGGAACTGGTGAGCCGAACAGGACGTGAATTTATTCTTCGCTTGATGCTGGATAAGCTGAAAGACCACTATGATTTTATCCTGATTGACTGTCCACCAAATTTCGGAGTAGTTTCTGTAAATGCGATGGTAGCTTCTGACTACCTGCTGATTCCTATCAACTGCGAAGTATTTGCCCTGGATGGGATGGGTCTGATTACCGCAAAATACGAAGAAATCAAAAATATGGTCAATCCCAAACTTGAAATCCTGGGTTATATCATGTCACGCTACGACAAACGTCTGTCGCTTCACCGTCAGGCATACGAACAGATGAATCAGAATTTCCCTGGGAAGGTGTTCAATACCACCATCCGTACAAACATTCAGCTGGCCGAATCGCCTGCGCAGCGCATGAACGTGTTCGATTTTGCGCCCAACTGCACGGGAGCTGCCGACTACATGGAGCTGGCAAAAGAGATTCTATCACGATTAGATAACCAGTAAAACACACGATTATGGCTAAAAAACGATTCAACCTGAATGAAACAATGCTCGATGCTCGGCAGGGTATTGAGGAAGCACGCGCCAACGCGGAGAAGGCAGGGGAGGAGAGTGCTGCGACTCAGGAAAAGGCAGAAGAAAAGACGGAAGAATCTCCTGCTACCTTCACTGCTGAAAACTCATGTGTTGAAGCAAATAACCAGGAAGAGGAAAACATCCGTCCGGAACAAGAAGCTGCGCCCGATAAAGAATCCGTGAAAAGCGAATCACCCGCAGTAGAACGGAAAATAAACGGCATACGAAAAAGAATTAGAAAAGATGAAAAAGAGGGACGCATCATGCGGAATGTCTATCTGGACGAAGACATGCTGGAGAAGCTGGAAGATATTAAGAAACGCATGAACAAAGGCCGTAACAAGGAAAAGAAAGATGCCTTTGTGTCGGTCATCGACCTGCTGAACGTAGCCGCGCAGGAGTTTCTTGACAAATACTACAAAGACATCGTGGGGAAATAATTCCGCACAATTCATACACCGAAAGGGCAGGGGAGCACACGCTTCTCTGCCCTTCGCTTTTTGAATGATGTCACATTTCTATCTCGATGGCCGGATTCCAGTCGTCCGGATCAGAAAAAGTGATTCCTGTATTTCCACTGAACAGACGGCAGATGGCGTTTGTGCACCGGTTCCTCAGAAGCGGAACGCCGGAAGCCTGTGCACCGTAAAGCATTTTCCCGTCGGCTCCCAGAGCCTCTATTTTCAGCGTCACGTCAAATTCTTCCGACTCGGTAGGAGTGAAGGTAAACACGGAGAAATAAAGCCCGCTACGGCCCGCATACTCTTCGCCTATCTCCCAGGTAATCATATAGTCGGATGCGGAATCTGCGTCACCGTTACCGGTAGTCACATCCAGCCTGCGAAGATGACCGCCTACCGTCATCCGTACCGATTTCACTGAGGATGGAAACGCATCTTTCACGGTAATCATGGCACGGCTTACTACACGCTTCATTTGCAGTTCCTGACTCGAAGCCATATTCTCGTCCACTTGAAGCGAAAAGTCCTGCCAGAAAGTCTCAGTCACTTTCTCAGGCGTGTATTTCATTCCTTCCATACTTCCTCCTGTACTGCTGTGAGCCAGGAAGTACACATGATGCGCTCCATACTTCATGCTCAGGGTAATGGGAGAAGGAAGCGAAACGGTGTCCGCCTGCATCTGCTCGCCGTCCATGTAATCCCAATAGGAGAGGGTAGTGGCCAGCTCGGCCAGCGTGCCGGCACGTGAATTATTCCACTGGTTGATGTCTCCCTGTCCGATTTCCATAAACACCGGAAGGAAAGATACCCTGCACGTTTTTTCACTCGTCTGCTCCATATCCGCCGGACGGACGATGTTTTCCTTGCTGCAAGCCGCCATAATCAGGATGGCAGCCATGCAAATGCTTTTTGAAAAATTCATATTGTTTAGTTTTAAGTTTATACCATAATTAACGCACGTCCGGAGTTTCGTTTCCGTTTTTGATGGATTTTTATTGTAAATTTTATACTTTTGCGTACAGATTCAACAACGCCATTTTTGGCAGAAAGGGAGTGCGTCTGGCCATTAGGATGTGCTTCCTTTTATTTTTGTATCCATACTTTCAGAAAAAGAAAAATCATCGCTCGATATTATTTTATTTCTATAGTATATGAATATATAAATACTCAAACTGTAATCTTATTGTAAATCAGTATTTTGTAATATATTCAGTGGACAGGTAGTTAACTTTCAGTGGACAGGTAGTTAACTTTCAGTGGACAGGTAGTTCATTCTGAATAGACATATAGTTCACTTTTAGTGGACACGTAGTTCATTTTATAACCTAAAGTAGACAAGTAGTTCACTTTACAATAGACATATAGTTCACTTTTTTATTAGTGGACATGTAGTTCACTTCATAATAGACAAGTAGTTCACTTTTATCCATTCTGGTACGTATCTTATGCGTTTTTAGTGGACAAGTAGTTCACTTCATCTTCATAAAGCTATATTATGAAGATAGCGAATTTAATGTTTATGATAATTTTATTTCAAATAATTTGCTTATATGCTTATATCTGCATATATTTGCGATGTTGAATCTTTTAATTATAGTAATAATGGCACAATATCGTATTAAAGAACTTCTGAAAGAACGGAACATGACGCAGAAGGATTTAGCCCAGAAAATTGGGGTTTCTGCTGTCACCCTGAACAGATACATGACAGGGAATCCTTCCGTTTCCTCCCTTGAAAAGATTGCTGGAGCACTGGATGTAGAAATAAGTGAACTATTTGTCCACCGGAAAACAGTAGAGACAGTTCCTGCTTTTAAATGTCCACACTGCGGTAATAAGTTGTACATTGAAATAAAGGGAGAGGATTATGGCGAGGAAAGCTTCTGAGAAAAAATATCCGGGGATGAATCTTATTCCCTTTGAGCGGGAGGATTATGTACGTCAGCCGCGCTCCTTATCCAGCCTTCAGTACCGGATGGATATAATACAGCTTCGTGCATTTGCCTGTCTTATGGAAAAAATGGAGCCACTGGTGCTTGAGCTTCTGAATGTTTATAATAACAATAACTTCGACAAGAAACTTTCTCTGTTCGACCTTCCGCAGGCCAAACAGCATATAGACCGCGACGGGGAGTTCTGCTTTACTATCCCCATGGAAAGCCTTGGCATAAGCCCTGGATTCTATAAGCGTGCGAAAGCAAGTCTTGACAGGCTGGTAGGAATTACCGTAAAAGTTCCCTATATAGACGATAAAGGAATAGAAAGGGAGAAGACTACCGCTGCATTCAGTATTGACACGAGAGCGGACGAAAGATACGTGAAAGACTTTAAGATAGGCATGGTAAGATCTGTGCTTGATAAAATGGTAGATATACGTCTGGGGTATAATGATCATCTGAAACGTATTGCCTTCGTGACAAGCAATGTGAATGCGGTACGTTTGTATGTGCTTACTTTATCGAATACCATTCGGGGGAAAAGGACCAGCTTTAATATCTCACTCGATGATTTCCGTGAGTTCTTTCAGCTATATACTGTGGTCAAAGGAAAGCGGGAACCTAAGTATAAACGCTATGCCGATTTGGATAAGCGAGTCATTACTCCTGCCACAGAGGAACTTAAAAAACTTGCTGATAGTGGGAACTCAGATTTCTGGATAAAGGTTGATAGAGTAGGGGTAGGAGAGGCAGGTAATCCGAAAATGTTTCACATAAGCGCTTTTTATACTGACCTGGCCAGAAACGAGCAAAAAGCTAAGGAGAGAAGAAAAGAGGATGCCGACATGGAAAAATACTTGAAGAATACTTTGCGTCAGACTCCAGCCAATGTACGAAAAATTAAGGCACGTCTGTTGCCTGAGCTTCGTGTAGGATTCATAAAGGAGACACAGCGTATTTCAGAGATTCTGGGAAAACGTAACGACATAGAAAATCCATGTTCTTTTGCGTGGGTATTGCTGAATAACTGGCTGGATGAACATGAACCCAAAGTGGAAGAAATAAAAAGTGAACCTGTACAGATGGATCTTTTCAATGGTGCGGAAGAAGAGCAAAATACAGATACTCCATTTGCTCCGGATAAAGATTGTCCAGAATGGAATCAGTTTGTAAAATCTGTCAGGGAAAGAGTAGGAGAGACTTCGTTTCAAAGATGGTTTGCCTATATTGGATTTATTTCTTTTTCGGATAATACACTTACCGTTTCTGTACCGACAAAGATTTTTCCTGAGTATATATGTGAGAATCATTCAGAAGACGTATCTTTAGCCCTGAATGAAGCTTTTGGTGAAGATGTAAAACTACTTTATGAAGTAAGAAAATAACGAATAAATCCCGGAACGGAAAGCACCGTCCCGGGATTTCATTTTCACTCCACATAGTCCTTCGTGTCGACGCAAAGCTCTACTTTTTGTACATCGGTCAGTTCGACGAAGACCGCATACCAGTTGTTCAGGAAAGGCCCGTAGGTAGAATAGTGAAGTTCTTCCGTTTCAAGGTTTATGTTCCGGAAAATCTTTCGTTTCTCCTGCTGATCGCGGAGCCAGGCCAGGAACTTCTGCATGTGCATCTTTGCTTCCTGTATGGCTTCGTAGGACTGCTGCTTGTCGGTCGGCTTCATATTATCCGTTTTAACGAGAAAATAAACCACGTGCACAGGTTTATCCAGACCACCTCTGATCGTCCCGTCCTGGGCAAATTCGTAGCCCACACAAGGCGATTTCACGTCGGGCAGCTTGCTCATGAACGATGGAATAGCTACAATGTTGTCGAAAAGGAAAAACCGTTTGTTCTTTCCGGTTTCTCCGGGCGTATGAAGCATGGGCTTGTACTTGGTGGCCCATTCTTCGATGATTTCTTTTAATTCTGTCATAATTAAAATTTTGTGGGTTTTCTTATTTCTTTATCCAGTAACATTATAAATCCGATAAAAGCAAAAGCCAGTAACGAAAGCCATATTCCCAATTTCCCTAATTCAGCATAAAGTAGCATGACTATCATAGCTGCTGTGATAATTCCTCCCAAAAGATTAGTCAGCTCCGATTCTTTTTGGAACATGAGGAAGACACCCAGAAGAAGGATAGCCAGTTCTATTCTTATCTGCTGGAGAAAATACATCCCTACCAGCAAGAACGTGTTCGACAATATTCTGATTATCGTTTTCATTTCATCCGGAATTTATAATCACTTCGTTTAAACTCGTCCTGGAAAGAAACCAGTACGCCGTTTTCGATGAAGTCCTGATAATAGGAAGACACGAGCACTTCCAGTCGCCGGAGCTGGTGACGCACCTCCATGGCGATGATAGGTCGTGACTGGCGGTCGCCTTCTTCTTTCCATATCTGATAAAGCTGGTTGAAACGGGCATCCTTGCTGCGTTCCACATCTTCGATGGGCTGTCCGGCACCGACACCCATATCCACAAAATACAGGTAATAGTTGAAGAAGAAGGAAATCTTCTTTGTGTCACCTCCGGCCCCATTGAACACCTTGGCATACATGCGACGGTAAGCCTGCCCGGTGCTTTTTTTAGCTGCCGGCGTATTGCGGTACCCGATGTACGGACCGGGGAATCCCCCCGGCCATACATGCTGTGTCTCGAAGTTGGTCTGAAGCTGCCGGATCATGTTGTTGGCCCAGCGCGTCAGATCCAGAAACTCCTCTTTGACCGCCTGACTAATGGTTTTCTGTTCTGACATGGCTTATACGTAGTTTAATGGATTTTCAAAAATATCTTTTATCATTTCCTGTTTGCATCCTTTGAACCATTTGAAAGGTTCTTTGCAGTAACTGATACCGATGGCCCCTGTTGTAGCATAGAACGAAATTAGAAGCGGGAGCACAGGGTCACGGTAATTTGACTAAAGGTTCGCCGGGTTGTTTGACTCTTTATAGAATCCACATTCCAGTGCAATTTCATCCACCTTATCTTTCAATACTTTGGCGTAACCGTTTTTATTTGATTGCTTTTTCATACATTTATACTTTTATGTTTTTATGTAAAAGTAGTTTTCTAAATTACTTCCTTTTCTTTTAGTCTTTTGTTCACTTCTTCATATACAGAGTAAAACATATATTTTTTACCTCCGCACCTGGTACCCCTTCTTAAAGAAGCAAATAACGCTGACAGTCCAACTCCGTTCTTTCTCGCACATTCAGCTACCGAATAATACACTTCTCCTGTTTCTAGTGCAATTACTTTTTTGCAGATTCCAGGAGGTGATTTGCGGTGTGGCCCAAAATTACTATCAGGGTTGTTTATAAGCCTTAAACAGTTTTCTCTCGAAAGCTGTCTTCGTCTTTCCTGACGTTCTTTTGACCATTTATGGAAACCATTGTTTAATTTATGTCCCTTACGGAAATGGCCTGTTCCTATTTCATGGTTAGGATCAGGAGTAAACTTCAGTTCATCCATTCTCTGCTCCTCATATATTTTCCTGAAGTCTTCTTCATAATACCATCTGAATCCTTTACATGCAGTTCCTTTCCGACAACTGAAACTAATGGAATGCCGACTTACACCGGATTTTATTGCTGCATCTCTGATAAAGTCAAAATATCCGGCAACTGTACCGTCTGGATTTACCGCAACTACCGGGTGATTGCTTCCTATTTTATATTGACTGTTCGTAAGCATCCGATTTCCTCATCTTTATTAAACATTTTATCCATAATATCTTTGTCCTTCACAAAAGTATAGGAAATAATTAAATATTGGAAGGATAAAAAATTTATGGCATTATCACACTCAGAAGCTCAGGTTCTTTATGCACGATATTTGAAGAGTGGAATGACACTTGAAAAGTTTTGCAAACTTCACCAAGTTCCTTATTGGGATTTTTCTGACTGGATTAACCAATGGGAAAAATTATATGGAGCAAAGTACGTTGAGAATTCTACGACAATCCAGTATAAGCAAGAAAGGAAACTTTTTTCAAGTGAAAATCCGTCTTTTTCTTCAAATGCTCAAAAAATATTTCCAATAGAATTTGTAGAAAACAACTCACCTCTACATTTCCCTAATGAACATCCTAGTTTCAATGTTGACCTGGAACTCCCTAAACCTGGAACTATTATAAAAGGTGCCAAACTTACTTTCCCAAGTGGTATGACTGTTAATATACCGCGCATTACAATCAAAGGATTAGTATTAATAGCGATTATGTATGAAGGAAACTGTACTGGGATTGAATAAAGATATGAAATTCTATTTCTGTCCAGAATATGTAAACATGCAGAAGGGCATAGACAGTCTTTGTGGATTTATACGAAGTAATCTAATGCGTGATCCGTTTTCTAATGAGGTATTTATATTTATGGGAAGAAATAAGAAGCAGATAAAGATATTAAGATGGGATGAAGATAAGTTTATACTTTATACAGTTAAGCTATATAATAAAAAAAGATTTACCCCTTATTATAATCCTAGAAGAATCAATAATTTTTGTCCTTCAATGATTTCTATATTCTTTTTACCTTTGAATTA